ACTTGTTCTCTCACATATTCACGCCATTCCTCGGCAGTCATTTCTGCTTCTAGATACCGTACATTGGCATGGCTTTCATCTAAGCCCGGCGGTGGTCCTTTCAGAATTTCTTTGCACCGCTTGAGAAACAATTTTAATCGTCGCTTTATCATAAGTCATCCTTATGATCTCTTTTCACTGCCGCGATGAATAGGCTTGCAAAACAGAAGCCTACTATAAATGCCACTGAAATAATCACCCAGAACACAAGCCAATTGATACTCAACATATCTGCCTCCTAAAATATTTCCCACTGCCCTTTGAACGATAGATAAATCTCTGTTGCGTTGCCACTATAGCCTAGTTGTTGCGTCCCCCTATTATAAATAACCGGATGGTCGCATTCATGCTTTATGCCAAAAGAAAATCCCTGCCAAAGCAATTCGGCTCCGATGCTATAGTCAGCGCGAAAAGGGCTAAATGATACACCGTGGCTATTGAAGTCGTACGTTCGTACACTACCATAAACATTCAAATGCTCCGCCACAAGCCCAGATACTTCAATTGTTTGAGTGAAACAAGGCTGCTCGAACATCGAATAATCGATGATTTGTACATTCTGAGGCATATACCCCATTGATATCGCCAAAGATAACAAAAGCCACTGCATATTAACCTCCTTATCTATTCTTGATTTATAACTTCAACCCATTCTGGAGAAATGCTAGTATGCGTCCTATTATTGTTTACTAATGTTAATATTGTATTTCTATTAGCACCTTTTCCATATTTTTTCGTGGCTCTTGGGTCAATTAAATCTAGCCTATATATACTCGAAATTGTATATATACCACTAAACTCCTTTTTCTGCTCTTCGCTATTAAGCGACTGCAGATACTCCTCTGTAAATTTTACCTGATCTCCAATTTTCATTTTAAACCTCCAAATGTTTGATTTACAGCAGATTTTGCATAATTTAACATTTCAGATATTTTTGATTCTGGCAATGGATCAAATGATAAATTTTCATAGTATCCACGATCACAATGAGGCTTTCCAAATCCATCTTTAACAATTAAATCTTGATCTTGTTTTTCTAGCCACTCAATTAATTCGCCTAAATTAACATTTCCTAACATAATAATCTCCTCAATTATTTATTGCTTCCCTAGCTTCTCTCGCTTCTTTTTCATCTTTTGCTTCTTTTTCATCTATTGCTTTTTTTATATCATAATAAAATTGATCACCACGCCATGAATTTAAACCAAATTCATTAATACCTTGAGCAAGCAAATCAACATCATAAACTGCAATATTCATTTCTTTATCAAGAAACAAAGTAGCTACCATGTGCCTTATAGCTTTTTTATTAGTTTCATCATCATTAAAATCAAAAAGAACAGAATAAAAACCGTTACCACAAATCCCATTACGGTGATAATCGATTTTCTTAATTTTCAAATTCATTTCTTTTCTCCTTTAATCGGTGCTTTCTTCAAATAGTGAGCAAATTATTTCAGCAGCAAACCATGTAAGAGCCTGATAAATTTCATCATACTTGCTGTTATACTTTTCAAATAAAATATTGATAATATCATTATTGTCATAATCTGAATTTTTCAAGAATGAAAATTGTTTTATAAATCTTAAAACTGGTTCACTCCATGATTCAGCTATAATTACAAGCAATTTTAATATTTGTTTTTTGTTTTTTCTATAAAATTCTACATTATCGTTAGTATAAGTGAATCCTGGAAATCCTGCTTCCATACCAGAATTTACTATATCAAGAATGTAATCAGTTCCTCCAAGTTGTTCCACTACTGCTTTTATAAGTGAGGCATATTCTCCATGCTCTTTTAGTACCTGATCTATTGTTTTCATTTTGTTGCTCCTTCAGTGTTAAAAAAGTCCTTTATAAATTCTTCCAAATTTTCAAGAGACAATCTTTTATGAGAAGAATCATCAAGAAATGCAACGCTCATTCCAATATGCCCATAATCCCAATAAATTTTTGCCCAAGCAACAAAAATATTATGATCAATTCGTTCTGGAAAGTATTTGCTTTTTATGGCAGTATCCAATTCTTTTACTTGAAAATCACTCAACTTTTGATTAAAAGCTTTCATATTATTTTTTGAAAAGAAACTTTCATCATAATAGCAATTTTCATTTTCATATTCTTTTTTGAAATCATTAATTGTCATTTTACTTTCATTCTTTGATTCTACTTGCTTTGTTACTTCCATTCTATTATCACTATGCTTTGCAAGTTCTCTTTCTTTGCATTCTTTGAAAGTTATGACAGGAATATTAAATTTTTTAACGTAAGCAAGATATTGTTTTAATGGCAATCCATTTTGCTCTGTTTCAGCCAAATATTTGCGAAAGCTTCTACAATCAGAACAAAATACTTTTTCATTATAAAAATTATTTTGTGCTTCAATGCTAGCATTTTCATAATCTATAACTGGCATAGTATCACTAATATCTAGAAATTGATTAATAGAGCTTAATTTAAAAATGTCTTCTTTGTTATTGTCTTTTTTGTAATTTATATAAAAAAAATCAGCTTTAAAAAATTCCCCATACAATGCTTTTTCTTTCATGGTATACCTCTCTTTTCTTTAATCTCTTTCTTATTATACAACATGATATTTATTTTGTCAATAGCATATTGTATAATTTTATTCTATATTTATAATTTCTCCTCTATCTTTTAAATTTTTTTTACACCATTTTTCAGCTCTATCATAAGTAACATCATGTAATCCTTTATGTGTTTTATATACAATTTCATTAGTTGCTTCATCTATTACACCAAAACGATATAAACAAGGTTGTTTTTCAAATGAGTCTTTGCCAAAAACATCATCTAGCGTAAGCCCTTTTTCATTCATTTCTTTTTGAGAAATTGCCTTAATTATAAAACAATCTTTTTGTTTCATGATTAATAATCTCCTAATATTAAAATAATTTTTAGATTCTTTCTTATTATATAATATGATATTTATTTTGTCAATAGCATTTATGAAGTTTAAACGTTACGGAAGCAGAAGGACTCGAACCTTCAAGCCCAATGGGCAACTGTTTTCAGGACAGTTCGGCTACCATTACCACATGCTTCCAAAAAAAACTATTTCTTTTTTTCTTTCTTTTTGCTTTCTTCTTGAATAATCAAATAACCAGTTCCCTCGCACTCTTTGCAATCTTTTCCTTTAATTTTTCCAGTACCATTACATTTTTCACAATACTTCCAAGTAACAGCCATTTAAAAACTCCTTAAAAAAAACATTTAGGGTGAGCGGGGCTTGAACCCGCAAAATGTCCTGAACCCAAATCAGGCGAGATACCAATTTCTCCACCACCCTGTTTTTGTGCCACCTCCACGAATTGAACGTGGAACCTTCGTGATTTTTTGTGCCACCTCCACGAATTGAACGTGGAACCTTCAACTTATAAGGTTGTTGCTCTAACCATTTGGGCTAAGATGGCATTTACTTCTTTACTAGTTTAACTTGCCTCATTATGAGTTACCATTATTTCATCTCTAAAATAATAGCTGCCTCTTTCAACGAATCTAACTTGTCCAAATTGAAATCACTTTCAATTTGGATAGAGGCCTGATTCTCCAGAGGTGTACTGATGTACTCCGCACCAGGGATTTTATGTTTCCCAACATATAACACAGTTTTAGCAGCTTTTACATCTCTATCTTCCACAAGTCCACAATCACATTTGAACACTCGTTCAGATAGTGGAAGTTTATCATGTAAAGCTCCGCAGTTATAACAAAATCTAGTAGTTGGAAAACTTCTTTCAATTATTGAGACGCTTTGTAAACTTTTTAATTTACTCTTTATTGCTCCCATTGCAGATTGTTGTATTTATTTTCCGAACCAGCCAGACTGCCATTGCTTTATCATTTCATCTTGAATGAAAATATGATCATAAGTTTTATTAAGATAAAATACAATTTTATTTATTTGATCTTGTTTTTGATTACCAATTTTTTCATACTCTTTTTTTATTTGATGCTGAACTTTATATCGTTGCTTTGAACCTTTTTTCTTTTTATTAAATCTCTTTTGTAATTTTTTAAGTCTTTGTGTTTCTGGAACTTTAATATTGAATCTTTTCCCATCACTCGTTACAATATTATCTTTAATACCAAAATCAAGACCAACTTCTCTACCAGTTTTAATTCTGCTTACTTTTGGTTGGAATGTAGTAACTTGAACATAATATCCAGACGGTTTTCTTATAAAATTAGCATTGGCAAATTCACAACCACTGGGAATCTGTTCCAAACCCATTACAGGTAAAGTTTTCTTTAATAACTGAACTCTAATTCTACCATTTTGAATATCCCAAGTATGACCAAATGTTGGAAGTGGAATACTATTTATTTCTGATTTGTATTTTAATTTTCCAATCTTGTGTGATCTTTTTTTAAGAGTAGATAAAGATTTAATGGAATCACATATATGTTCATGTATTCCACGCTTCATGTGTGAGCCAAGATATTGTAATTCTCTTTCTTCAAAATGATCTAACATTTTCACTTGAACTTTTCTAACATTTCTAATTTTTGGATTAAAAATATCTTCTTGCTGAAGTACATAGTTATAAAACCATTTTGCTTCAATAAAAATTTTATTTAACCACTCCTTTTGTATTCTGTTAAGATGGGATTCATCAACTTTAAGAGAATATACTTTTACTACTTGAGATTTCCTTTTTTCTCTTGTTTGTTGTCGAGATTGCCGAATTTTTTGTTTAGTTTCTTCTGATTTTATCATGTTTTCTATTATAACTCTTATTAATAATTTTGTCAAGTAGTATTTTTAAATATTAACATCCACAAGCCAATCCTTGCACGATATGCCAACCAACCTTTTTTAATATTTCTATTCAAAAATCTATCTTTTCTATACCACAGTCTATTTCTTTTGCTTCTTCTATACATTCTTTTTTCTGTTAACTTTTTGCTCACATTGGTTCTTAATTTCACTTCTGCGCTATAAAGTTCTTTATTACCACTAATTACAGAAACTCCAACATTTTTATATCCAGTTTCCATTCCTAAAGTAGTTTCCTGCTTTGTTTCTCCAGTAGCATACTTTAATTGAATAGTAAATGGTTTTCTTCTTACTACTTTTGCTTTTTCCTCCTTTAATAAATGACTAGCCTTACCTTCGGTAGTTGGCATAAGCGGCTGTCCTCTCATGCTTAACACATATACTCTGTTCTGTACTCTCAAGTCAGAACTCCCTATATGCTGGGATTGGTTCTCTTCGGGATTGTTAAAAGAAGTTTTTAAGCCCACCACACTGTTCCTGTCTTCAGAATTGTTTAATGATGAACCACAGTTGCTACGAACTAGAGAAGTATTCGTAGGTGTGTATGTATTTCTTTCTTTTAACTGCTGCATTTTTATGCTCCCTAATCTGTTTGGATTATTAAATAATCCCTAAGAGACAACAGACGTGATTTTCTCTAATTTATAGTGTTTTTTACATAAGTATCTAATTCAGTCAATTAATAGAAAAAACAATTTCTTCTTCGCTAATTGATTTTTCTAAAACGGCAGAAGTTTCTTCAACAAAATAATCAATTATTTCTTTTGGGCTTTCATAGCCATCACCATCAAGAATTGGCTTTCCGTCTTTATCTTGTACTTGAAAGCCATACGTAATACCAGAATAATCTTTCTTAATGACAATCATTTTTTTCTCCCTTTTATCTTTTTTTCTCTAGTCTGTAATGTTTGGTGCACAAGCATCTAATCCAGCCAATATCATATCTTAATTTCCCAGTTTTGCCACATTCTTCGCATGTTGTTTCACTTAAAGTTTCTGCTTCTCCAACTAAATTGTTTATTAAAACATCAAAAGAATTTATTTCTTCTTTAGTATACTTATCATCAAAAAATATAATATAGTAAAATCTTAATGTTCCATATTTTTCTTTAACTTGTGTCGCCTGAATTTTAATAGTACCAAGTTTATTGAGTGTTTCTAATGCCTTTGATAAATTGTCAATAATTTGAAACCAGCCATCACCACACTCAAAACCAAAACCCATTAAATTTTCTGTTATTGGCAAATCTTTACCATGATACAAAATTGGATAAGTATTAAATAAAAAATTTTCATTTTCTGCTTTCAATTTTATGCCTCTTTAATTTCTTGTAACTTTTTATACATTAGCTTTGTTCTACATATTAAAGAAGTTATACTTATACTATTAAGCTTGCTTTTAGTAATTAAATTTACATAATACATGTGCAAAAGATAATTAAGCAAATCAATAATTTCTTCTTCCGCATGATCTATGATTGGAACATTTATGGAATTTTCAAAACTATTTTGAAAAGAAAATTCCTTATACTTTTCACGCCCATATTTTCTTTTGCTTGCCAATTTTTCTTCAATTTCTTTATCAGATACAAAATTTGACGCCAACGTAGAAATTGTATTTTCATAAATATTACTATAATCAAATGTTGTGTCTTTGTCTTTCATAATAGTTTTATAATCCATATTTTGTTTCCTTATTCTATTTCCATTGAATCAAGAATTTTCTTTAATTGAATAAGCTCTTCTTTCGTAAAGGTTATTCCCTTTCCACACAAAGTATGGTCTGCATTCCAACCCCTTATATCATATTTTGCTTCTCTACCGTTCCAAGAAACAATATTTAATTCTTTTTTATAATTTTCATTTTCATCGGTGAAAATAGTACCAAAATTTTTTTCAATTTTGAAGGTTAAAGCCATTTTTTTTCTCCCTTTTCTTATTATACAATATTATATTTGTTTTGTCAAGTACTTTAATGATGGCCGAGACGGGAATTGAACCCGTACAGATTTTAAATCCGAGGGATTTTAAGTCCCTTGTGTCTACCTATTCCACCACTCGGCCAAAAAAAAGGAACGTTGCTTTTAGGAATAAAAAGGGAGCAAAAAGAAATACTCTTGTCAGTAGTCTTTAGCAAGCAACGTTCCAAAATTTACTTTATAAAACCATCTAAAAAAGGCTGAGTGCTTTTTTGCTTTTTTGCTTTTATGGCATTTTTTATTTGCTGTAAGCACTCAAAGGGAGGGACATGAACAAAGATCATAATGCTATGACCTTATTTTTTCTTTAAAATCTAGATGCTTTAAAAAATCCAATCAAGATAGTGTTTGGTTTTTTATTTGCTGTAAGCATCTAACTATTTCTATTCTACACTCCTATTATAACACTTTTTTATTTTTTTGTCAATACCTTTTTTTATACAATTACCTTATCATATCTTTCTTGATTTAATGTTTCAAGCATAAAATCATAAGGATTAATAGCTTCTGCTCTCAATGCCTTTTTAAAGATAGTAGGAGAAGCACCGCTTACAAGATAAACATCCTTTTCATCTTTTTCAACGGCTGATTGAGAAGTAGTAGCGTTAACATTCCAGAAAACCAAAGTAGGCATTTTATAACCAGCTTCTTCATAAAGTTCTTTTATTGCTTCAAAATTTGTTTTATTATTGTTTGGCACCGCAACATCAAATTGCATATCTGAAACAATAAACAATTTTGTAGGCATATCATTTTGAGGAATACCATACTTTTTTGCAGTATTAAGAATAAGTTTAAATACTGCATTTAAATCAGTGTTCATTCCCCAATCTGCAAATCTAGCAGAATTTATTTTTTCAAAGAGATTATCACCTTTTATTTCCACCAATGTTGGCTTTCCACTAAATGTAATAAAATGATTTTTAAATTGTGGATGCGTATTTCTTTCTGCAAAATACAAAGCAAGGCTTACCGATACGCTAAGAGGCAATAAATTATTCGATGTCATTGAACCAGAAACATCTGCTACTACCAATGCTTTACTTTCGTCTTCAACATAATTTGGCAAATTATCCCACAATACATTAAGTGCTTCATCATTTTCATTAGTAGTGTTTAAATAAAGTCTAACAATTTCATAAGGTGTTAAAACCTTTGTGTTTATTTTTTCTTTACCACTTTTTACATCATCCAAAAATTTTTCATAACGATTTAGATCATGCCTATAAAATGCTTTTCTATAATTTTTAGAGGCTATAGAAGGCACTTTGCTATAATCAATTGCTTGCCATTTTTTAGCGCACATAAATGTTTCAACAACATTAAGCTGCTTTCTCAAAGATGAAAGTCTCTTACGATATTTCCTTGGAGAAAAATTAGTCAATTGCATCATAGAATATGCTAATCGTTTTCTTTCTTTATCAGAAGCGTTTTCACTTGGAAGCCATTTTGCAAGAGAAAGAACATCAAAACTTTTTGCATTAGCTTCATTGAAAAGAAGCAATATAGTCTTTCGCAATTTTTCTTTAAAAACCGTATAAACTGTATTATTCCAAAAAGTATCGTCCCATCTGCCATAATAAGGAATATTATAAAAGTTCTTTATTGCTATATCTGGATAATTTGTAGCAAGCCAATCTAAGCAAATTCTAAAAGTTCTTCGCTCACCTTGCCCACCCCTGCAATCACGCAGATAAAAAAGGGCTTTCAAAGCAAGAAGCTTATTTTCAGAAAAGGCCATAGCAAACATATTTTTAATTTCTTCTTCACTTCTTTCTCTCAAAGCTCCACCTTGAGCAAAAAAGTCAAGAACGTATGATTGAGAAGTTCTTTTTGTCAATGCACCATTTTCAGTAAATGCAACATTGTTTTCTTTTTTCAATGCGTCTAAAAAGTTTGCCATAGTCTCTCTCCTTTAAAAAAATTAAAATCTAGATGCTTTAAAACTAATCCTATTTAGTGTATTTTATTTGCTGTAAGCATCTAATCAAAATTATAACACTTTTTTATTTTTTTGTCAATACTTTATTTTCAAAATAGAAATCAATTATTGAATTTCCAGAAACATCAAATTCAAGATACGCTTCATCATTTTCTATTTCAAATTGAATCTCTGAATCATTTGTGGGAAATACTTTAAACGTATTGTTTGTAAGCAAATTAGCAATAAGCTTTGCTGAATCAATGGTAGCTTTATCAAATTCATTAGCGCCATAACCATTCCAATCTTTTTCAAGCTTACTCATTATCTCAATCTTTTCAATTAAAGTTTTGTTCATTTTCCCTCTTAACTAAAAAATCTAGATGCCTTAAAACTAATTCAACTTAGTATTTTGTTTGCTGCAAGCATCTAATTAAAATTATAACACTTTTTTATTTTTTTGTCAATAGGAATTTTAGCGGGTGTAGGAGTCGAACCTACTATCTTTAGCTTATGAGACTAAAATGATAATCCGTTTCACTCCCCCGCTATTATTAGCTTTATTAAAAATAAAAGAAACCGCTCTTATTTTTGATAAGAGCGGCAAAGAAAAGAGAGGGGAAAAACATAGGTATTATTAGAGGGGGATTTTAATAATACCTAAAAAATATTTCTTTTATAAAATTTACTCTTTTTAAATGGAGCACACTTATATATCATACTCCATGCGTAATCAATATTTTCTGCTTCACTCTCAGCTTCATTTAAAGAATCATATTGACCAATATTTTCAACCTCTTCCAAAGTATTAAAATCTACAATTTCAATGTTATACTTTCCATTACTATATTTAATTGCTTTTCTTAAATTCTTTTTATCCATTAATGAACCTTCTCAATCATTAATAAAATTTTTATTAAAAACATCCACATAACAATTACTGCACTATATACAAAAGCTCTAAAGAAAGAATGGGAATATCAAAAACTTCTTATTCTTCTCTTCAATTCCCAACTCCATTTAATACTATAAGTCATTTTATTACTCCTTATAGCATATCATTATCTGCAACATCTTTATCAAATTCTTCTAATTCTTGCTGGCTCATTCCTTCATCACCGAAATACTTTTGAAAAAACTTAGCACAATAATGGTGTATTTGTTGCTTTCCCCAATGTTCTGGGACTTTCAAATTAAGCTCTTCAAAAATAAGTTCATTTTCATAATTCATTATGCTTTGTGCATAATTTAATTGTTCTTGCTTTGTCATTTCCCCTTCTCCTTCTCTTATTATACACTACTTTTTATTTTTTGTCAATGGCATTTTTTATTTCGTTGCCATTATTATCAACAATAGCCACTGGATGCACTTTTCTGCAACGTATTTTTTCCATTGATTTTGAATAAACAACTACATCATCTGGATTTACTAGACATTTCAAAATTGTACCATTTGCATTTTCATAAGCATCTCTTGCAGTATAATAAAGATATAATCCATTGCCATATTTACGATTTGAATGAATGTTCCAGTCCAAACACTCAACGTCGGTATCAATTTCATATTTAATTTTTTCAACACCAAAATCACAAAAAGTGTCAGGATTAACGCTTTTATAAAGTACTAACATTTCGCCATCATGGTCAGCAATACTATTTAAAGTTTTTTTATCATAAGAAATTATTTTATATCTTTTTACTGTTGCATTTCCTGATTCTTTAGCAATAGGATTATTGCCATATAAAAGAACATAAGAATTATCAAAAGCAATTGCTTGTGAAATTCCATAAAGTTCTGCTTGTGATGTGCCAAAAAGTTCCACTTGAGACATTCCACAAAGTTCTGCATGCGTGTTATCAAAAAGTTTTACATGCGCATTATTAAAAAGATTTGCATGTGTATCATTATAAAGTTCTGCATGAGATTCATGATAAAGTTCTGCATGAGATTCATTGTAAAGTTTTGCAAAAGATTCATCATAAAGCTCTGCAAAAGATTCATCGTAAAGTTTTGCAAAAGAATTATCATAAAGGTTTACATAAGAATTATCATATAAAATTGCCTGTGCCTTATAATAAAGATTTGCATGAGAATTATTATAAATTTCTATACAAGAATTAGCATAAAGCGCCGCATACGAACTATCATAAAGCACGCCATAAGAATTTTCTGAAAATTCTGCACAAGCATTATTATGTAAATCTGCATGTGCTTTATTATAAAACTTTGCACGAGAATTTTTATAAAGCTCAGCAAAAGAGTTATCATAACATTCTATATAAAAATTGCCACAAACTTTTACATGAGAATTTCCTTTAATTTTGATATTATTACATTTTATATTGAGAGTTTCGATTGAATCTTTATTTTGTTCATATTCTGCTTGTGAATGAATGTCAATACTCATATTATTCTCCCCTCTTAATCTTTTAAGTACTTTTTAAAAGATTAAATTTTATTTAAACATACGGCAGAAATCATTGAATGAAAAATCTTTATTGCCTAGCTTTACTTTTTTCGTAGAAAAATCAACAAAAACTGTTTCATTTTCTTCTTCACAAATATCGCCATTGTTAGTATAGCAATACAAGCCCCAGCCAGTTTCTTCATCGTGGGCTTTTACTTGTGTAAGCAAATTATCAAAAATCATTCTAGCAGCATAATAAGAATCATTCCATCTAGGTTTTGCCTTATTCAAAGCTGTTGCTATAAGACTTGGAAGTGTTGAACCATACCAATGGGTATAAATTCCAATTCCTTTTTCTCCAGTTTCATCAATAATAATAGCATTTGAACGGTCTCCCATAATTTCTCCCTCTCTTCTTTTCTTTATTATAGCTTATTTATTATTCTTTGTCAATAGCTTTTAAAGCATTATCAATTTGTTCAATTTGCTCCAATAGCTTTTTCTTTTCAGCTAAAAGATTTTCTTTTTCATTATTTTCATTTTTCTCTTGTACTATTTCCCAATTTAAACTTTCTTTTATTAATCCCTCTGGGACATTAAAAACCTTTTTCTCTTGTACTATTTCCCAATTTAAACTTTCTTTTATTAATCCCTCTGGGACATTAAAAACCTTAAAAATAGAACCTTCTTCTATAAAAGTTTCCCAATTGTTTCTTGAACCGCCAGAACCTATTTCGCCATCTAACATGCAAACATTTTCACAAACTTTTGCGCCAGAATCACGATTAAATGCTCTTACTATCGGAATTGAATTAAAATAGACTGAGCCCCTTGAAGCATAAATATCTTTTTTTGCTTTTATTGTAATGTCTTTTGCAGAAGCTCCAATTTGAAAACCAAAAATTTTATTAAGTAAATTTTTTACCGCTTCTTCATATTCTTTTTTAACTATCCAAAAACCATTTTCTCTGCTCCATGTAGCACCAGAAATTGTAGCTTTTAATTGCTTAACAAATTGTGCTGAATAAGGACAATAGACATAAAGACTTCCATTTTCGTTATCTTTATAGCCAACAGAACCAACAAAATACTCTTTCATAGCTATTTCCTTATATCATAATAGTTTCTAAAACATCCTACAGAACAAAACTTTTTTGAATAAAAATCAGTTTTACCATTTATAGAATCACTTTGAGTACCATAATAATATAGCTTCTTTTTTTGGCCACAAAATTCACACTCACCATTTCCAGCATTTTTTCTTACAACTGAAAAACGTCCAAAAGCATCATGCGATAGCTCTTTCATTTTTTCCCTCTCTAAATTAATTATAGCTTATTTATTATTTTTTGTCAATAGAAATATTTATTCAACGTCTCCCATTTTTACAGCTTCTATCCATTCATCTATGGCGCCGTCAAATTCATAAGAATCTCCAATTTCTGTCATTTCATAATCGCTTTCTTTTGGCATCCCATACATACCACTTAATCCGAAAAAGATTTTATAAGCTTCGTCAAAATTTGGAGCATTAAAAACAAATCCATCAAACTCGCCACAATCTCTGCCACAATATGTTAGTTTATATTTCTTAATAGTCATAATTTTTCTCCCCTGTTTTAAAAAATATTAAAAATTTTCTTTAAGATTGGCCACTAGCGATGAAGCATCATAGCCAAGTGTGTATGAAGTATTTACTGCCTTATTCAAAATTTTTATTTCTGGAATAAGCATATAATAATTTTTATATGGATTACAAAGCTTTTCGTTGATCGCTGCCACAAGCATTGTATCAGTATAGCCAAAATAATCAGCTATCTTTTTATAAAGATTGTAGCAATAAGAATCTTGAGATTTTTTTAAAATATTTAGATAATTTTCAATTTCTTCAAAATTCATTGTTCTTTGTTTCTTATAAAAAGCCCAGCAATTATTAGCAATAAAATTAATGTCAAGCTTATTTGCTGTAGCATTTGCAATAAGACACATTCGACCGCCAATAGTTTCAAGCAAATCAATTTTCAAAAAATTATAATGCCTCATTGGTGTTACAAAACTTTTATAGCCAACTATATTTTCGGCAGAAATTACTATCTGCTCTGGCTTTAACATCCATTGCATCCAATGCTTAATAGGCAAAGCGTTTTCCCATTCACCATCAGAAATTTGACCTTTATATTCATACAAAAAAAGATTTTTTTGAATTTCATCGGTTATATAAAGACTTTGAATTTTTCTACTTTCTTCAAGCTCTTTCATAATTTTCTCCCCTGTCAAACCAAATCTAAACGTTTATTCATAAACGTTTCTGCATAAATCCCAAAAACTTTATTGTTCCACTTTTTTATTGTTTCTTTGGCATTATCATCTTTAGCACTAAGTGCTGATAACATTTTTTGATAATCTGCATAATAAGAAACAGGTTTTATAAAGCCATATTTTTTTTGCTTTTCCATGTTTCTTTTCCTCCTTATGCTTCAAAACTTATTATACACTACTTTTTATTTTTTGTCAATATAACATCCTTTTATCATAAAATTAATTAAATCAGCCCAATTTTCAACATCATAATACCATCTTTTAGAAGTCTCATTGATTACTTTTTCTATTTCATTAAGCATATCGATAAAATTAGTATCAATGTTAAAAAAGTCAAACAAACTGTTATTTTTGTCATAATAATCAGTTAACAAATTTGTAGCTATCTCGCTTATAATATTATCATCATCGCCGATAGATTGGAAAATTATCTCAATGTTTCTGTTCCAAATTTTGTCAACAAACTCATTTACTTTATTTTCGTTTATATTAATTGAAAGAGAATTTTCTATATCACTAAAAGTAAAGCCCCACCATCCATTACTTCTTCCAAAAGTATATAGTTTAAAGTCAAAATTATATTTTTCTTTAATCATAGTATTTAAACTAACTATAAAATTATGCAAAACAAAATAGTAAAGAGATTCAAAGTCAAATTTATCTATTGTTTTACTGTCAATACCATACGACAGCAAAACTTCATCGACCATTTCTTTGTTCACTATTCCTTTATTTTTTACATTCAACACAATAGCTGTTTCATTATCAGTATCTCTAAAAATGAAATTGGTCTTTTTTTCAATTGCAGAAACAAAATCTTTTACAATAAAATTATACTTAAAATTGCATTCAAGTTCATCGATTATAGCCGATTTTAAAACTTCACGCTTTTCCATATTTTACCCCCATTGTTTTATTTCTTAAAATTTATTCTATACTACTTTTTATTTTTTGTCAATAGAGTATTATTCATTTATTCCAAAATAAACTTTTAGTTTTTCGGCGGCATCGACATAATTTTTGACCAATTTTTTAAATTCTTCATCTAATTCATATTTTAGATCAATGCTAGAAATAACAGCATCTAAACCATCCTCAAGAATTTCATCGGCAAAAGAATCTTTTTCTTCTTGTATCATAATTGCTTCTTCCTCTTACAATATATTTTATTGTTTATTAAAAAGTTATTTAGCTGTTTTATAAAATTCTCGCCAAATTACTTGGTCTGGCCATGCCTTAAATTTATTAAAAACAGCATTTTGATCAGAAAAATCAATATCAAATTCTTTTTCTATTTTTTCTTTTATTTTTTGATAAGATTCTGGACTCATTACTCTAGTGGTAAAAACATATTTAACTTGAGGAATATCTTTTCTAACATTATCATATTCAAAGCAATCATTCATACTATCATAAAATCCCATCACATATTTACAGACAACTTTTTCTACTTGTTCAGTCAGGGGACCGTCTGTCCAATAAATATGTACTGATGAAGTATCTGATCGTGTTATAAACTTTATTGAAGGAAAAGCTTCATGCAATTCATTCTTAATTCTTTTAGCTACCATTGCATGCGTACTAATTTCTTTACTCATATTATTTCCCTCTCTTAAAATATTTTGTGCTTTCTTGCAAGCACACCTTTATTATACACTATTTTTTATTTTTTGTCAATAGTATTTAAAATATCATTGTTAAAATTGCTTATTGCAGTAAGTGGCAAACCAATATGTTCTGTCCTGTCTAAAACCACTGTACTATAACCTCTTTGCCCTTTTGGCGGTATTGCCGCCCATATTTCATGTTCTAAAAATTTGTTTCCAAAATATTTTTGTTTTATCTCTTTACTTATTTTGACTACTCTAAAATCTTTTAAATGAGCATTAAATTCACGCATAACTGAAAGATTAAAATAATCAAATCCCAAATCTGTTTTTTCAAATTCTTTTTTAAATAAATAAATATTCATTTAAACACTTCCTTCGACATAATTATTTATTATGTTTTTTATTTCTTTATTGTTAAGCCCCTCAAGGTTTATATTCGTTACAAGTCTAAAAATTTTTTTACTTATTGGCTGATCATAACGAATTCTTTCTAACAATTCGTCAATATTTTTAGATTCAATATATTTTATTGTTAGCATAAAAGCATCGATTTTTTTATTATGCAAATAATTTCTTGCCTTTTCACGTATTTTTTCCTCTGTACATATTCCATCGATACCAAACATGTTTTGAGGACTCCCATTTTCTTCCCAAAGTTTAACTTGATTTTCAATTATTTCTTTATCACCAAAATAATTTTTCTTTTCATAGTTGACTATTATTTTTTCTACTTCTGATCGATAATCCATTTTTTTGCTCCCCCTCTCTTTTAATTAAACATACACAAATTTGTCTTGTATTCCGTCAGCATAAACTCTTTTAATTTCCATATTAATAGCAAAAATATCAAAGCCATTTTTTTTATTTTTTCTGATAAAATCTAGGGCTTCTTGCTCCGTGCTATAAAAAGTAACACTAACAACATCGCCCTTCTTTTCCAGCATGACCATATATTCTTTATACATTTTATTTCCCTCTCTCTTAATCTTATTCTACACTACTTTTTATTTTTTGTCAATAGTTATTTCCAAACATTATTTTCAAATTTACTATAGTAAGCTCCATTGCTCGAATCTCTGTAAAGGTGATCAATATATCGATTCGCATTATAATAACTATTTGTGTAATGTATAATTACATGATTTTTATCTTCAATCCCTATTTCACCTTTACATATTTTTACACAATGATACTCTGGCTCTTTATAATATTGCTCTGGCATGGCAGTATAAAGTTTTTTCAAAGTTTCTATTTCATTTTCAAGCGTTTCTTTACTTGCTATGATACTTTGTACTATAGTACCATTTGAAGAAAAAACTACAAGCTGATAAGCGCCCTTAATCTTTTCTACTTTGATTGAGTGTTTCATAGTTTATAGTCCTATACGTTCTACTTTAAACAATTCAATCCAATAATTGCCTAAAACATAGCCAATAAATTCCGCATTTCCAGCTTTTCCATCACGATACATTTTATCGACATGCTTTACACCTATTCTGTCAATAAGTTCTTTGCGTGGATGCTTTCCTAAAAGATATTGATTGCCAAATTGATCAATTCCAATATAACATGGATTTTCCATATTTCCCTCTCTCTTAACTTCATTATAACATTTTTATTATTTTTTGTCAATATCTATTCAGTTTGAAATAACATTTTTTCATCGATTTTTTTCATCCATTTATTATATTGTTTTTCATAAAAAGGTTCAAGTTGCTTTTTTAGAGATTTTATATCTTTTTGTGCTTGCTCGGCAACGACTATATTTTCGCTAAAGACATCTATTCTGGCTTTATGTAACAGCCTTTCAAGATTTTTCATTTTTTCTTTTTCATCGTCGGTCATAGTTTTCCCTTTTGTAACTCTATTTTTGCATAGTAACACAATTAATGTTACAATGCAAATTAATGTTACAATATATTAATCATCGTTTTTTGTGGCCTCTATGCCCATGTCAATCAAAAATTCTTTTTTGTTATAAAATGACAATGAATGATTAATTGTATTGTCAAAAAATGCGGTTGAATGTCCCATTAAACGGCCTCTATAATAAGAGGGAGCAATGGCCACAAAAATATCATCATCTTTATAATCTGGAAAATATTTTTCTTTTAAAAAATTATTTACTTTATGTACTGAGAAATCAGACATTTTTTGCTCAAAAAACTTTAATGTGTCCCTAGAAAAATAGTACCTATTATTTTCTTCGGCACTATATTTTTCTTTGAATTCACTGATAGTCATAATTTTCTCCCCCATTCTATCAATTTATTATACTCTTTTTCAAGTACAATTTATTATACACTACTTTTTATTTTTTGTCAATAGTGTTTATACACTATGTTTGAGCATATAAACATTACCTTTTAATCTTTCATAAGAACCACATAAAATTTTATTTAATACTTCGCCATTTTTTCTTAGATAAACACAATAGTATCCATTATAACTTTTAGGAAAAACTGATATTTCAAAATGATTCAAATTTTCATCATATTTTTCAAAATAGCTATTTTTATCTATTATTTTCCAGTTTTTCATTTTTCCCTCTCTTAACTTCATTATACACTACTTTTTATTTTTTGTCAATAACTTTCAGAATCAAATTCTTCAATTTCTTTTTTTGTTTTATTTTCACGCACAATTTCACAATATTGTGCACCCCTATCCTCTGGATTCAAGTCTAGATAAAAAGTTTCTTTTAACTCTTTTTTTTCGTCTTTATCTAACTCAAATAAATCTGATAAATATTTTATAGCATCTTTTTTGTTATAGAATAATTGTACATTATCTGGAATACATCCATAACTACCATTATAGGTAAAATATACTTTCATAGTTTCTCCCCTACTCTATTATTTTCTTGTGCTTTTTTGCAAGCACAATTTCATTATAACTTTTTTACATTTTTTTGTCAATAACTTTTTTATTGGCTCAAACGTGAAAGCGCCGCTAAAAGTTCCGTATCATATCCTAAAAATTTTCGCCCGCCTTTATTTATTGATTTTTGATAATGACTAGGCTCGTCAATAGCGACGCCTGTAACTTTTCCATTTTTATCAATTTTTACATGATAATAATGTCCGTCGCCTTCAATAGCATCTATAACTTCTTTTTTAGTCATAGTTTCTCCCCCACACTATCAATTTATTGTGCTTTTTTGCAAGCACATCTTCATTATACACTACTTTTTATTTTTTGTCAATACTATTTTATTCTTCTATTGTCAACAATAGTTTGTCTAGTATATAATCATCCACAAACATACGTTGTTTACGCATGCGAATATAAAAGCTAGATACATTGCTATAGCATATAGCATAGACTCTATACCACTTTTTGCCTATTGATATCATATATCTAGTAGGCAATCTATTGCCATAACCGCTGACACTATAGTTTTTTGGTGTATCTGTTATTTTTATAGCAGTAACAGATTCTTCATCTATTTCATTCATAGACTACTCCCGTTTATTCTATAAATCCTATCAATTTATTGTACTCTTTTTCAAGTACAATTTATTATACACTACTTTTTATTTTTTGTCAATAACTTTCAGAATCAAATTCTTCAATTTCTTTTTTTGTTTTATTTTCACGCACAATTTCACAATATTGTGCACCCCTATCCTCTGGATTCAAGTCTAGATAAAAAGTTTCTTTTAACTCTTTTTTTTCGTCTTTATCTAACTCAAATAAATCTGATAAATATTTTATAGCATCTTTTTTGTTATAGAATAATTGTACATTATCTGGAATACATCCATAACTACCATTATAGGTAAAATATACTTTCATAGTTTCTCCCCTACTCTATTATTTTCTTGTGCTCTTTTTCAAGCACGCCCTTATTATAACTTTTTTATTATTTTTTGTCAATAGAAAAATTTTTAATAGTTTCTATTAATTTTTCAAAAAAAAGTATAATTGTTTATAATATAATATTTTACGATAGTTTTTTTTCAGTGCGATTGGCACAAAAAAATTTTTTCTTCCTTATATAGCATCGTACGCAGGCCAAACACAATATATTTTTTTATATTTTGAAAACATAAAAATTAATATTATAGCATTAATATTATTTTTTGTCAACGAAGTTTTTTTATATTCCTATTGATTAAAACCTATATTGTATTGCTAGTTAAAAAAAATGGCAAAAAATCGAAAAAAATACATCTTTTTATGAATTAAAAACCCTTCTACATCAGACATGGCCAGTAAGGTTATAGTGCCTCTATGGAGCAAAAAAATAAAAGTTGGTGCTATCATAGCAAAAGTTTAAAAAAACACCATTTTTTTTGAAAAATATAGCATTTTTTTAAAAACCAAAAAAAACAAAGATAATAATAAAGAGGACTATTTTAATGACTTATAGAGATATTTTTGAAGAAGTTTCAAACAACACTTCAATCAACAATAAAAAAGAACAAATGAAAAAGCAATTAGAACTAGGATTAAGTATAGAAAAAGAACATGAACCAACTTATTTATATCTAAAAGATTATATTAAAGAGCATAAAGAGCTTCCTTCAGCTAAAGATTTTTATGAACATATAGTAGCAGATCATATTAATGAAAACAAAACATATTATACATACTTAAAAGAAATGGAAAAAAAATTTAAAAAAAGTTAAGCTACTTCCTGCTTTGGCCATGGTACTTCTTTTTCTTTCTTGCTTAAATCAATAGCTCTCCAAAAAACATATTGCCTTGTATGAACATTAAAAAAAACAAAATTTCCATCAAAAGCCAATAACACATTACCATTTTCTTTCATTTCAATAATACTAAAGGTTTCTTTACCAATTTCTATTTGTCCTCTCCAACCCATTTTGTTCTTCATAAACTTATCGTTGAACAAAGTAATAATTCTTTTTTCTGCCATTGTTGATAAATACTTTTTAGATTCTTTTTCTTCTTTAAGCTTTTTAATTCTAACTGTTTCTTCTTGCTCATTTGCTAAATAAAATCCTTCATCATAGGTTGAATGGCGAGCATTAAAATTTTCCATTATTTTCTTCCATTTTACACCTTTAGATTTATTCTCCCATTGAGACTTTATTTTATTGAAGCTTTCTTCACCATAATAAAAAGTTCCTGAATTAATCTTATAGATATAAAATGTTTTGTTATACTTTATTATTTTAGCACCAAGAAACGCATTATCAAATGTAAGCTTTTCCATTACTTACTCCTTCAAAATTAAGCAGCACAATTTTATAAAAAATATCATAAAGGCCACTTTCTTCTAGGTCATTAAAAGATACATTAAAAATATTAGAATTTAAAAATTTTTCTAGCTCACTTGAAAGCAATCCTATTGGCAATTTATTATAATAATCAAGATTAGATGCTATTCTATTTTTTAAATTATCATCAAACCTTTCATTTATACTAAATTTATAAAATGCTTCTTTAAGCACATCAATTGCATCGTTAACAACAACTTCACTCATATACTTTCCTCTTTATTACTAATAAGATTATCAAAAATATTTTCTAGCTCATTTCTAGCAACTCTACCAAACAAACTACAAAGTAATTTTTTATTCTTATAAATTTGAATTGTAGGTATTTCTTTAATAAAAGAAAACTGTTCAAATTTATAATCTTCAACTATAAAAAAATGAATATCAGTATATTTAGTTTCTAACTCTTCTAAAATACATTTCATTATTGTTGAATTAACATCAATAGGGTTAGAAAACAAAACTACACAATCATCATAATCTAACATTTTTTCTTTTGTATAATTTATCATAATGCTACCTCTTAACTTCCATCACTAAATATTATATCAGCCATAGGCAAATTTTCTATCATAGCACAAAAAGCTCCCCAGTCTTCTTTTAGCTTATGATTTTTCCTTTGTTTATAAATTGTTTTTAATTGCAAATAATTAGTAGTAATTGTTTCCCACATTTCATATCCCATTGGCAAATTAGATATAATTTTCATAAAAAGAAAATATTTTTTTTCATTATCAATTTCATTATTATATTGCTTTACATATTCTTGTATTCTAGCAATATTATCACTATCAACATATTTGTTAAAATAGTTATCAAAATCTTTATCTAAACCAGCAACAGTTAACTTGTGCATTTTACTTTGAGAAGAAACTATTTCAAGCCAATGATAGCGTTGCGCTTCTGGAGTCCAATATTGTGGATACTTTATATCAAATTGAACAATAATTCCTTTTAAAAAATTATCATGCCCACAACCAGAAGCGGTTTTACCAAGTTTAATAAATCTTTCTTCATCGTTTTTTCCAAATTGTCTTAAAGTATTTATTTCTCCAACAGTCATTGAATTTCCTGCTGCTATTGAAGACCTTTCAAGAGAAAATACCTGAATATTTTTTATTTCAAGCATTCTTACATTGCTCCTTTTTTAAGAATTTTCTGCATTTTCCCACATTGTCATGTGCTCATAATTTATTTTACATTTAGCTAATTTGCCAGATTCTTCATTCCTATTTTTTTCAAGATAGAGGCGCATTTCATTTTTCTTTTTTTCCATTACTGTTTGATTAATGGTAATAAAATAATCAACAGTATCCAAAATGCCTCTACTTTCTGAAATATTTTTTGCTGTTAACAAAGCTTTAGAACCACCATTATCAGCTTGCCCTTCTCTATTTATTTGGCATGCTGTTAGTAGCGGTACCTTAAACGTCTTTGCAATATTTCTTAACTCTTCAGTAACGGTTTTATAATATTTATAGGAATTGTCATTTGACATTTGCTTATCGTTTGTGCGCATAAGCAAAATGTAATCAACAATAATTATATCTGGCTTCCATTTTTTATAAAGTATTAAGTCATTAATATGAGCCATTAAATCATTTGAGCATACTTGATTGCTCATATACTCTTTTAATATTATATCGCCTTCTGTTTCGCTTATTTTATTTTTAAGTTTTTCAACAACCCCATCTGCATCTGCTGTAATCTCATTACTATTTATTTTCAAAATGTTGCTTAAATATCTTTGGAAGACACGCAAACTACTATTTTCAAGCGAATACATTAAAACTTTTTTTCCTTCCCAAAAAGCTTTAACACCAATATCACCTAATATCATTGATTTTCCAGAACCTGGCAAACCAGCAAAACATAAAATTTCGCTTGACTTAACAGACAATATATTATCGAAACTAGAAAATCCAAGCTTTAAGGTATTTTTATCATAATTAGATTTATTAAGCAATTCCCTTATTTGTTCAAAGTCTTTCAATGAAATGCCTAAATCTTTGTCTAAATTAACAGTAACCGCATCTTTTACTTTATCAACTATCGCTTCAAAATTTCCATTCTCTAAATATGTTTGTGATAAAGTAATAGCTTCAACAACTCTTTGTTGAACAATATAGTTTCCTGTTTCTTCAACAAGATTGTCTTCATTATATGATGAAGTATCTTCATTATAATATTTTTCTACCATAGAAGAAAGCAATATTTTAATTTCTTTGTCTTCTTCCATCTTTTCAATTAAAAGATTAAACTCTTTTAAAGAAGGAAAACTTTGATACTTATTATACCATTTACATAGTATGTTAAAAATAATCTGATTTTTTGGATCATTGAAAAAACACTTTTGCTTATAGTTTTTAGAATAAAGATAATTCTTTATCTTTAAAAAAAATGATACGTTATGGAATGAATATGCCATAATCATTTCCTCTAACACATCATACGGTATTTTTATTATTTTTTCCATTGTTGCCTAATTATATATATTTTTTTATATTTTGTCAATTATTTTTTAAAGATTGAAATAAGTGTAAATGCAATAGCTATAATAAAAGCAATTACAACCATAGCAAAAAACATTAGCAAAAACATCATGTGAAACATTCCTACAATACTTAAAAAACTTTGCTTTGTTATAAGCATTAATATATACGGTTCTCCCCAAAAGAAAAGACCATACGATAAAACAAGTTTAATAATTGAAGATGCTTTCTTTGTATGAGTTGCTAAATTTAAAGAACTATCAGCCATCATATCCATAACATTTACAAGCAATAGTGTAAAAAGTGCAAAGAAATGAAAATTAAGAACCACTTGCCAATAAGTAGTGTTAATAGTTACAAAAGCCGCTGGCAATAAAAAAAACACCGCTATATAAGAAACAATTACAAATATAACAGAATACACTTTATTTATACTTTTTTCATCCATTTTTATTACTCCTCTTTATTATTAATATTACATCTTTTTACAAAGCCATTAATATCTTTTTTAACAAAAGTACAATAGCCATTCATTGATTCTTTTTCTGTTTGCTCTAAACGTGAGCATATAGTTTTTTTAATTGAATAAAATGGAGGCAATGTTGCATTTTCAATTTTCTCATAACCTTCAAAAGAATAGCAATATGCTCCTGCTGGTATTTTCTTTTTCTTCATAAATGAATTATAGCATGCTTTTATTTTTTTGTCAAGAGCAATTCTTTATTAACCTTTTCATCAAAGTCTTCTTTTTTAACAAAATTAAGCTTAATCCCTTCCTTACAAATTCTGCTAATCAATCGTTTCTTAAAACCCTTGTCATTAATAAACTGTTTATCAACTTTATAATTAAGGCCATTAAAAAGTAACTTTAAAAAATTTTCATAAGAATTAACTGAATCAACTTTTTCTCTAAACTTATCATTCACACTATATTTAATAAAGAATTGATTTATTAAGACATTAAATTCTTTTTCATCTTTATAATAAGGAAGAATAACATCACTTGTTAAATAACCATTTTTACTGTTTATTTCATCAGCTTTAGACAATGCTTTTTTATATTTTTTGCTTGTTTCAAAATGCTGAAGGTCAGATTTAATAAAGTCTATAATATGTAAAATTTCATGGTTTAAAGAACGATAAGGATGATATACTCCTATTCTATTGGCATCATAAACTTTAATTAAAATTAACTTATTAAGTTTATCAACGCTTGTTTTAACACTTTTTTCTTTCTTACTAAAATCATATTTTAGAAATATCTTCCAACCATTTTTTTTCAATATTTTATAATACTTATCAAAGCATTGTGTTACATTAATAAAACCGCTTACATATTTGTATATATCTTTTGATTCTTCTTTTTCAAGTTTATTAACAATATTTTTTTGTATTGAATTGCTTCTGTAATCATCAAGCATTTTTAAATCCTTTTTTATGCAAGTCTTTTTTTCCAGAAGTTAGATTGTAAATTAAAAATATTACTTTCTTTTAACGCTCTGATAAATTCTTTTCTACCTTTTAAACTTAATGCGCTCCAATCAATTTTTCCATTCATTAAATAAGATACAATTTCTTGTTGGTCAATAGTTGGTATTGCTTGCTTTTGACCAGTAAGAAAAACCTCTATTGGCTTTTCAAGATTCGCTTTAACTATTTTATAAAGCTTATCAGATAAATCTTGAAGCTCTTGAAATTGCTTTTTAATAAAGAAACTTCTTTTGTTCATTAAAACGTGCATAAATTCATGTAGCAAAAATCGTATTTGATCAGATTTAGCTTTTGCATAAAAAATTTGTTTATTTACATAGATTGTTGTTCCAATGTTCCATGCAACAATATTACCATTTTTATTTTCTGCTTCTACAATCTTTACTTTCTTATTTACAAATTCATTTATCTTCTTTAAGTAATTGAAATTAAAAACAAGACCTAATGCAAAATTAAAATTTTGCTCTAGCTTTTCATCATTGCCAATGCTTACTTCGTTTATCAAATAGTTTATTTTCATATAATTAACTTTTCAAAAGAAAAAATAATCTTTTTCTTCTTGATTCAGTAAATCTTCAAACCATAAGCAATACCAATTTTTATACTGTAATAAATATTTTTTTGGTTGCTTCTTAACAAAAACAATACGTTTATGATTATTATATTTAACAACAAGCATTGGAAGCTTATTAACAAAATCAGCATCAGATTCAACTTGCTTCATCCAACTATTTATTTCTGATTTATCATTAAAGAAATCCCAAATAGTTGCTTTATCGGCATAAAATTTATGCTCAATAACAAACCTAAAATTTACTGGACATATTAAATCACTTGTAAAAGCAAGTTTTTGTTCATCAGTTAAAACCTTAGAACGACTTCTATTGTTACCACCAACCCAAGCACCAGAAGAAACAGCCCGTGCAAATAAATTTTCTCCAAATTTATTATTAAGAATTTTAACACATTCCCTTTCTCCTGTATTACCTTTTTTTTTAGATTGTATTTTAGCCATTTACTTTTCCTATCATTCGTATTGTTATTCCACTTAAATGATCTGTTTCATGCTGAAAATAGATAGCTTTTTCTTTACTTAATTCTTCACCTTTTTTTATCAACTTGTTATTTTTTACTGTATAATAAATTGCTTGTATATTTTTACTTCTTTCTACAATATAATTTTCTTTATAAGAAAGACAAGTTTCTATAACTTTTATTGGCTTTTTAGATAACCTAATATATGAAGGATTAAATATGATTTGATAACTATCTTGTGTTCTTTTATAAACAAAAATTTTTTTAAAAACTCCTATTTGTGGTCCAGATAATCCAGCGGCATTTTTTGCAGAACAAAAATCAATCATTTCTTTACCAAGCTGAATCATCTCTTCAATTTCTTCTTCTTTTACTTCTTCACAAACACAATTTTCTATTTTATCGTTTTCAATTAATTCCATTTTTGTTTTCTTCTTCACTTTCTTTTATTTTCATTTTGTTTAAATAACTTCTAATTGCAGTTTCTACAAGCACTTTAATTTTTATGCCTGTAGCTTTTGAATATATTTTTAATTGCTTATGTATACTTTCATCGATTAGTATTGATTTCATAATTATCCTAAATTATAATAAAACATATTTTTACTTTTGTCAAGTACATTTTTTATTTTATTCTCTTATTTATCTTTACACTAAAAAATATAAAAAAATATATTTTTTAACTTACTTTATAGAAAAGATAATTAAGAAAATACAAGGAGGCTTCTATGTTTTTTGAACCACGAAAAATTGTTTATCAAAGTGTAATTAGTATGCCAGACTCAAAGACTGCTGGTGCTGTTACTTTATCAAGTGATGTTTTTAGTTTACCTGCTCTTTATAAAACTTCTTTAGTAATTTCTGCTACTGATTTATCAAAAATTACAGATAATATTACTATTAAGCTAAAGGGTTCATTTGATAATGGTTCTACATGGATTGTGCTAGGCAGTTATACTGATTTAGTAAGTGGAACTGGTGCTTTAACAGTATTAAAAGAAGTTCTTTATGCTCCAAAAGTAAAAGTTGAAGTAGCTTTTGATGCAACTGGTGCTTTAGCTTCTGGACATGGAATAGACTTTGATCTTATTCTTACTGAGTCTAAAGAAGAAACAGTAAAAGTTGCACAGCCAGCAATTATAACTGTTGGCGCAACAGTTGGCGCTAGTGCTACAGTAGTTGGCTCTACTTTAACTGCTTCAAAAGAAGTTCCATTCATTGACAAAGTTTATCTTGTTACTACTCTTGATAAGAGCAAGGCAACATTAGCAACACAAGCTCTTGAAGGCTCAATAGATGGTGTTTGCTGGTATCCTGTTACTTTGTCTTCAACTGATTTAACGGCTGCAAACACTATATTTGCAGAATCTACTTCTACTGTTGGCAAATATGTAAGAGCAAAAATATCAACTGGCGCTTCTACAGGTGCATTAGCTTCTGGCCATGGTTTAGCCATGAACGCTATTCTTACTTATTAAACAATAAAGAATTAAAAAGCAGGCTTTAATAGCCTGCTTTTTTTATGTATAAAATTTTTTAATAGCAAAACTTATATTATTATATTCTTCACATTCATCAAGAGAAATTATATTTTTATCGGTTTTTACTTTTAAGTCATTTAAATCTTTAATACCGTTTGGTAAACGATAAATAAAAACTTTTATATTTAAGCTTGCTGGCTTATATAAGAACAATGTTTTTATATTTCTCTGTAATGTTCTTTCACCTGTTTCATCATTATCTGGAACAAAGATTATATTTTTTGGAGTAACTTTATTAAATATTTTTTTTGCTTGCTCCTTTCCTAAATCAGCAGAAAGCATACAAGTTGCTTGTGGTTGTTTAACGCTTAAAGCATCAAATGGTCCCTCACAAATTATTATTGTTTCTCCAAGATTATCTATGTTAAAAACAAAATTTTTTCCATCTATTCCAGAAGGGTTATCATATCGTAATCCACCATCGTTTTCTAAAAATTTTCTTGTTGTATAATAAACCAATTGTCCATCTTCATAAAATGGAATGAAGATTGAATAGTTATATTTTTCAGAATCATTAAAAACATAGCCAAGATTACAAATTATATCATCATCTATTTTTCTTTTCTTCAAATAAAGATATGCAGATTTTCCGATTGTACTTAATTTCCCTTCATTAAAAAATTTAAGCCCTTTTGGAAGTTCTATTTCTTTAATTTCTTCTTGCTTGTTACTTTCTTTACTGCTTGTATCTATAAAAGTAATACCATATTCTTTTACTAAATATTCTAAAATTTTTGATTCTGGAACATTAGCAAAGTTGCTTATTAATTTTTCAACCTTACCTTGTTCGCCAGATTTAAAATCAATAAAAAGTCCACTTTTAGGATTAATATACAAATGATATTTCTTATCATTTGTATAAATAGAATTTATTCTTAACTCTCCTGTTGATGTTGTTTTAACAGAAAAATTGTCATTAAAAAATTTGACTAATAAGCTTTCTGGTATTGCTTGTTTCATGTTTTGAATAATCCTGCTTTTTGTTTAAAAACAACACAATTTTTTAAAGGTTGCAAATAAGTTTTATTTCTTACATTACAAATTTTATCATCTCCATAATGAACGCAATATTTGCATCCAGCATCAGGAGGCACAAAAGAAGGAACCACAAAATAATAATTTTCTAAGCATTTATTATCTATTGAGTTTATAATTTTATAAGAAAAAGTAATTGATTTTTCTTCTTCTGCTCTTAAAGAAAACTGTACTTTGTCATTAAAAAGATTTGAAAGCATATATTGAGTAATTTTATCCTGTACTCTATCATATGCTTCAAACCTTTTATCTTTTACGTATTTTGAGTTTCTTTTGTTTAAATTGGAAAATGTAAATCGTTGATAAATAGTGTCATTCTGTCTTTTAAATTTGACACTAATTAGTATATCTATTGATCTTATTCCAATATTTGTAATTAAACCATTCATCCAGTTTCTTCTCGAAAGCCAACACATTATTTAAATGTTGAATACTAATAGCACCAATATTTGTTGGACTTCCACAATTATACGTCATTATTGCAAGATCATAACTTCCATACTTTAAATATTCTTTTTTTAAATGGCTAATTCCTTCTTTTATATTATTTTGCAAATTGGAATACTTTTTTATATTTGGATAATATTTACTATTTAATCTAAAAATACCATAGTCAATACTACCATCTTTATTCTTATTTGGAGGTGTTTGATTATTGAAATTACTTTCTGCAAGAGCCAAAGAAAAACTTAAATTTACTGGCACACCTTGCTCCAAAGAATATTCAATAATATATTTAACTGCCTCTTCGTTTCCAAAACGTTCTCCATACAAATTAATATAAAGTTCCTTATTCATTCCAATCTTTTCATTAATGCTATTTCTTGTCAAATAAGCAATACATACTGGATATGCGGTTTTTTTATTCTTATAGATAGCATTAAAACCAAAGCAAAAACAAAGAAAAAACAAAAGAAAGAAAACACTTAAAACTTTCTTATTGTTTAGGAACTTCAGTTATACCCTCCCGTTCAATTTCAGTGTGGTATTCATTGTCATATTGAGAAAATAATATATATGTTTTTTTTAATATATCTATTATTTCCTTGTTTTGCTCTGTTAGTGTTTTTAATAAATCTAAAGTTTTCTCTTCCATAATTATTTACCTTTCAGCTTTAAGTTGTTTCTAAAATTTATTCAATCTCCAATAAGCTCCAAAAGTTCTTCAACTTCATCATTTTCCAAAGCTCCACCACTTTCAACCTTCTTCTTCCATGCTTTAAAAAACTTTGTTACTATTGGCTTTTTAACATCAAGAATAAAAGAAGTAGCATTAATAAGCTCTTTATTTTCATCATTCAATTGCTCTTTTCTATCCTGTACATCAAGCCAATCTTGAAAACACTTCTTAACTTCATTCTTGTCTTCTTCATTAATTTCAGTTATCATATTCTTTATACTCCTTCTTGTTCTTGCTTGCTCATAACACTTTTTACATATTCAGTGTATTGCCTTACGGCTCTCTGTAAAACAATATTGTATTCATCTGTTTTATAGGGCTTTTGCATTAAAAAATGCTTTACTGGGTTTAGTAAAACACCTTTTCCATAATGATTGTTAAATGACTCTAAAAAGTTTCCAGTTCGCAAAATTTTGTAAATGTTCTTTCTTGAACCAAGTCTCTTTTTAATTGCCTTCTTTCTCATATTTACTCCTTTTAATTATTATCTAACATTTTTTTGTATTTTACAACATTCTCTTTGTAATTCTTTATACCAACTACAATTTTATCATTTACTAACTGTTTATTTATTTCAGTTAGTTTATCGTTAAGCTCTTTAAATTTTTCTTCAATATTAGCAGAATCATCAATTTCTTCTTCAAGACCAATATAAGAACCAGCATCTAAGTTTTGATATTGTGTTAATGTAACCTTATAGCCTAAAGAACTTTGAATATTAATTTTCATCATCATTTTCCTTTAACACTGTATAAATTTTATTATACACATTACTCCAATTTTCAAGCATTTCTAACATCCTGTTGTTAAACAAAAATGCTTCAATCTCATTGTTATCAAACGTATTATATCGTGTTTTTTCATCTTTGTCAAGTATTTTTTGCTTAACTGTAGTTGGGATATTTCTCAAATCAATAATTTTTAAAAATGTTTCTACAATTTCCTTATTACCATCCTTCATTTTTTCTTTAAAGAAATTTTTATCATTCATCATTTTTTCTAAAGTTTTTTCGCCAATTCTTTGAAGGCCAGGAATATTGTCTGATCTATCTCCTATAATTGCTTTTTCCAATAATATATTTTTCTTAGGCTTCATATATTCATTTTTTATATGATTATAAATTTTTACATTACTAAAATTATTCATAATTTGAGACAAATCATTGTCGCTAGAAACAACAATTACTTCTTTACCAAGATTGCTATATTTTTCACTTAAAACGTAAATTATATCATCTGCTTCAGCTTCATCAACTTTCAAAATTTTTGTTGGAAAATAAGACATTACTTCATCCAAATTAGCAAGACTATTTTTAAATAAAATATAATCATCTTCTATTTTTTGCTTATCTCTATTCCTTTTATAATCTGGAAAAATACTTCTTCTCCATTCAAGAGAATTATAACCTTCTTCACAAACAATTGCTCTACCATACGTATAAAAAATTTTATTTATTTTGTTAAAAAATACATTATAAAAAAAAGGTATATTATTTTCCAAAAAAAGTGGTTCTTCACCTTTTTGTTGCTTCTCTTGAAGTATGATTCTTTTTGCTATATTAAAAGAGGCATGCACCACATTCATATAGTCTATTAAAACAACTCTATTGTTCAAAATCATCTCCTAATATTTTTTTCAATTTTACCATCAATTTTATATTTTTTCTAGCAATTATTTTTTTATAACTTATTTTGCTCTTATCATATAATTTATTATAATATTTAGAAAAAACAAAAAAATCATTTGGCAATAAATTATTTTCTATTTTATTCTTGTTGGTAGTATTACTTAAATAATCTGCAACACTAAAAGTAATGTTGTTTTTTAAGCAATATTTTTGTACTTCCTTATAGCCAGCAAGAATATTTTTTACTAAAGTAACTTCATACGAATCTTCATTGTCTTTATATTGCTTATAAGATAAATAATTATCCCATGCTTCTTTTTTTAAAAGCTCAAATGGAAAAATCTTTCCACAAGTAAAAAATTGTGCTTCAATAAAAAGATTACAATTCCATTCATTGTTGTTAGCATATTTTTCTGCTATTTTTAAAAAAATTGGCCACCACTTAGACTTTTTTACATTTTTTATTGAATAAATCTTTACATCATATTTTAAATATTCTGACCGAAACTTATAAGCAATATTAAAAGCAGCCAGCTCAAGCTCTTTAGCTGTTAGCATCTTCTTTAATTACTTTTTCTTTCAAAAATTTTCTAAAAGATTTCATATATGGCTTTAAAGCGGCTTCATAATCTTCTTGAATTTTCTTTACTTTTTCTTGTTCTTCTTCTGTTAAATAGCTAAGATTAATTCCGCTCATATATTTTTCATCTTCTTCAAGAACTAACAAATTATATTCTTTTTCTTCTTCTGCATCTTTCTTATATTTAAAATCTTTTATTTTCATTATAGTTCTCCATTGCTATACATTTCACAAGCTTTACAATCAGCTAAATATGTAATATAATCATAAAGAGATTGTATCTCTCCAATACTATTTCTTATATACAAATTTTCACAAATATCAGAAACATCTTCATCACCATCTTCAAGAATAATTTCTGAAATTTCATCAAAATAGCCACCATCTGGCGGTGTTTCCCATGAACCACTTTCAGGGAATATAAACTTTCCACTTACAGTAAAGTTTTTATCTATGTTATCAACATAAATAGTAACAGTTACATCTTTATCCATTTGGATTCTCCTTATGAATTGAGTATAACTTATTTTTTATTTTTTGTCAATAGAAAATTTATTGTTTATTTTTGTGCTGGCTGTTGTTGAGCACCTTGTGCTGGCTTTTGTTGTGCAGCAGGCTGTGTTTTTGGTTGTACTTGCTGTTGTGCTGGTTGAGTTTGCTGTGCTGGTTGCTTTACAGTTTGTGCATTAGGCTGTGCCTTTTGTTGTGCTTGTTGCTGAGCTTGTTGTGTTTGTGATGTTTTTAAATAATTTTTTAAATTTTGAATTTCTGCTGAAACAGCAGAAGCCTTTTTTCCTATTGTTGAGGCCAAAGCTGGATTTTGATTTATTGATAAATTTAAGTCATTTACTTGCTTTTCCAAAGAATCAATATAGGCTTGTGCATCACCAAGCTCTTCGTCAATTATTTCTTTAAATTTCATAGTTTTACACCTTTTTATTATCTTTTCTCTTTGAAGAAATAATATCAACTTCTATATTTTTATTGTTTTCGTTTGATTCTTTTTTAACTGGTTTTGTTGCTTTTTTCCTTGGCTTTTTTGGTTTTGCTGTTGCTATTTCAACAACTTCTTTTTGCACTTCTTTTTCAATTACTAAATTTTCATCTGCTTTTAAAATATTTTTTTCCTGCTGTGGAACAATAATAGATGGAATACCAGAAGTCATAGGAATGGCTTCTATTATTTTCTTATCACTTTTTATATCATCAAAATCTTTTATTTTTTTATAGACTGTAGCACCATATTGATTTAAGCAATAAATAGTATCTCCTTCTTGTAAATAAGGTATTAAAATTTCATTTCCTATTTTATATTGCTTATTAAAAGTCATTTTATTCTCTTTAACAAACGTTTCTTTTCTTCATCTGAAGGCCAAGTATTTTTACCAAAAAATATTTCATTATCTTTTTCTTTATCTTTATATAAATAAAGCAAATAAAATCCTTCACCAGAAAAGTTTTGTTTTATTATATTCCAATAGCTTTGAAAAATAGGAATTTTTATTTCAGAATCATTCAAATCAACGCAATTAAGAAATGCCATTTCTTTACCGTTTTTATCATTTAAAATTCTATAGCTTTCTACATATAACGGTATTCTAATTGAATCTTTTGTATTCAAATCATCAATATATAATTCACACAAACCACGTTTATTAAGCTCTATTACAAATTCAGCCATTTTATTGTCAAAAATAGAATTAAACAAAACAAAACCAAAATATTGTTTTTCGTATTCTATTAAATCTTTATTTGTTGTTTCAAGGCCAGGAATTGAATCAGCTTGTTTTTCTAAATTTTTCCATAGATATTCTAACTTTTCAATTACTTTTGTAGTTTTCTTTTCTTCATTAAATTTATTATAAATAAAAGAATATTTCTTTCTTTGACCATTTATAAATTCATCAAAAGCACCGCTTTCTATTAATGCTGTAACGGTTCTTGAAGTAACTCTATTCCCTATATTTTTAACATAAAAATCTAAAATTGAAGTATAAGGAGCATTATCTACTATTTTTTTTGCAACCTCTTTTCCAACAAATTTTATTTCATTAAGACCAAAACGTATCTCATTGTTTTGAACATAAAAAGTAACCTTTGATTTGTTAATATTTGGAGGAAGAATTTTATAACCAAGCATTTTACTATCGTTAATCCTTCGCTTTAGATTTTCTTGTTTTTCAGCTTCATAGGTTAACGTAGAAGCAATAAAATATGATTTAAAATAGCATGATAAATACAAAGTCATTATAGCTGTATAAGTATATGCAACTGCATGAGACCTATTAAAAGAATAATTAGACATTTTTAATAAGTCATCAGCTATATTATTTGCTTCTTTTTTTGTTAAACCTTTTTCTATGGCGCCAACAGTAAATCTATTAACAATTTCATTCCATTTTTTTAAATCATTTTCATCTTTATCTGCTTTACTTAATTTTTTCATTAGCGAACGAACTGTATTAGTATCTTCAAGAGAAAATCCACCTATCTGATTAAAGATGGCCATAACTTGCTCTTGATAAAGTGGTAAATTATAAGTATCTTTTAAAAGAGCATCTAACTGATGCGGGTAACGAGAATTTCCAGTTTCTTTATTTTGATTATATTCATCAGCAAAATCAATAGTTCCAGGCCGAGCCAAAGCATTAATAGCAACAAGTTCCTCAAAATTTTTAGGCTTAATTTTCTTAATTAAGCTATTTGCGGTATTTCCATCAAATTGAAAAATACCAAAAATGTTATCTTTATTTATTTCTTGATACAAATTTTGATCATTCAAATCAATAGAATAAAGAAACTCTTTTAATTCTTGCTTTGTTAATTCTTTAATAATTTTCATATAATTCTTCTTCTTCTGAAATTACATTGTTAGCATCAGTATTAGCATCAACATCAGCTCCATCAAACAAAGCATCATAAGAAACAAAAACAGCAATTTTTTCTCTATTTTTTGTTTTTTTTAATACATCTAAAATTCTATAAGTTGAATTTTTCCAAATAAAACAAAATAAGTTACCATCTTCTTTTATTTTATTAGCAAGTATTTTTTTATAAAGATTTTCACAGCAATCTTGAATAATATCTTTCCTTAATTCATAATCCTGTATCTTAAAATATTTTGTTAAGATACAGGATGAAATTAATTCAGTAGCTTTAAATACATAGTTCCAATCTTTTTCTTTATACTTTTTTAATAATTCTTCTTGATCAATGCTAAGCACTTATTCTATATCCTCTTTATAAATATCAGTTATAGAACCAAAAACTTCAAGTAAAGTTTCTAAGTCTGAAAATTGTATTGACAACTTTCCAAGCAACATTGTAATTTTAGGAATATTAATAGAATCTGGCGTAATTGGTTCATCGTCTTTTGTAAAAATGGTTTCTAATTCATTGAAATAACTTTCACATAACTTAAATTTGTTTTTTATAATTGCTTTTTTTTCATCACTTTTCATAGAACACCTCTTATATATAAATTATAGTATATATACTTTTTTATTTTTTGTCAAGTAGTTTTTTTAAAATTTACTAATAACATTATTAATATAACTTTCTGATACTGCTTTTATTATCCCATCATCATCCTCTATTAAATAAATCTTTTCATCAATTGAATCAATAGTATTATCTATTACTTCAAGAATTGAAATTGCAAGTAAATCTATTTTTATTAAACCAAGCTCGTCAAGAATTGTTTCTTGCCCATTTTCTGGAAAAGCAGTAATCAATTCACCAGAAACTCTATCAACTGGAATATACTTATAAATAGGTTCTGGTGTAATAACAATTCCACCAGCATGTACAGATTCTTGTCTTATCTTGTTAATAAAATAAGGAACTAAATCAAGCACCTGTTGATATTGAAGATAAAAATTATAAAGTGTTTGATTAGTACTTTTTATTCTTTCAATATTTTCTTCCCAAGATAGATTTTTATCTAATTCTTTTGTAAAACTAACACTTTGCTTAAAATCAACTTTATAAATTCTTAATAAATCTTTTGCGGCTGAAGCGGGACCAAGTGCAGAATAAGTTCCTACATGAACTACATTTTCTTCACCATATTTATTTTTTAAATATTGTTGAATTTTCTCTTTTCCTTCAGGAGAAAAATCAGAATCAATATCAATGCCACCAGAAGCACCATCTTTTACTTGTATAAATTCTGGCTCTAAATCAATTACTTCATTAGTAAATCCAAGTAAAAAAGGAATAATATAACGCTTGCTCAATGATTCTTTTGTTTCATTCAATTCATTATATAAATTTCTTCCATTATTATAATATATTTTAGCAAAAGCAATTTCTCTATTATATCTTTTCTTATACTGAGGATATTTAACTATTTCCTTATCACAAAAAGATTTAAGCTCTTCAAAAGTATTCATTTTATTTTCTTTACATCATGTATAAGTTTTCTTATTCCAAACCATGCAACAATCTTATATTTGCTTAGATATGATAAGTAAGGATATTCCCTACAAGTTGCTACATATTCTCCGTCTTCTGAAGAATAAAAAATTGCATTATAATGAATCCTAGTCATTGTTTTTTCCCAATAAAAATCTATTTGATATTACTTTAAAAGAAATTGTACTATCTTGACTTCTTACTACTATTCCTTCTCTATCTTGCTTTGGATTAGCATTATCAAAGCCATCTTCTCTATAATAACCTTGTGCTAAATCTAATAGCTGTTCCATAGTATAATAAAATCTTTCTCCACTTTCAAATATTGGAACTGTTTTTAAATCATATTCATTACAAAATGTAAGCAAATCTTTATAAGGCATTTTCTTATTTTCTGAAACATCAACAAGGTTAAAAAAGTAAACTTCATTTGTTGGTAAATTCATCTTATTACCTTGTATTCCTACACCAACCAATTCACCTTGCAAAGCATAATATTTGCCTGTTTTTTCATAAGCATCTCGCAATATTTTTTCAATATTATATCTATTAGAAATTTCAATATATTTATTAATTTTATTTTGTTTATAACAACAATTTCTGCCACAAACATGATAAACATTATTATAATCAAGTATAAAAGAAGCTGAAGTACCATCTAACTTAACCGAAATATAATAAGGCTTATCTTTTAATTCATCAATAAGATATGGAGCAGATTGGATTCTTACTTCATCTGTTTTAGTTATTGGCCAAGAAAAACTTTCAACATCTCCTCCTAATGCCGCTGGAATTGGCGGCTCATACTTAAATATTCCAAGCATATCAGTTGCATCAAAATCTTCTTCTGCTGGAATATCTGGGAAATAACCAAGTGGTACTATTAAGCCCTGAGAAATTTGGCCTCTTAATTTTATTGTCTTTACTCGATAAGCTTTTAATTTCTCATTCCAATATGGTTCCATAAACTCAAACATTGGCAATTTTGGTAGCATAGAATCAATTTCAAAATAAAGCACCAAATCACCAACTTTAAAATCACCTCTTTTTATAACAACTTTCCATCCTAAAACAGTTGCAACTTCTATACTATCTGCCTTTTCAATTGGATCAATAGCTATTATTTTTTGAACAGAAGCAAGATTTCTCATTTTTTTCTCCTTAATCCCATAAATTGTGAAAATATTTAGCAAAAAGCTTTATACCCTCTTCATATTGAGGCAATAATTCTTTTTGCATTTTAACAAGAGGAAATTGCTCCTCAAGGCTTGGGTTAATTTTTTCTTTTGTTTCTTTGTTAAACACTTTTACATCAAGATTTAAAAAATCTCCATTTCCAGTTTTATTAAAACTGGCTTTCACTCCGATATTTAGTGAATTATCATCATACGCTTTTTCAAAAAACTCTTTTGTTAAAAAATCAGTAACATACCAATATTTTTTTTGAGCCCATTTGTAACAAAACTCTCTTTCTTCTTTACTGTCAATAATATAAGAAAACATATCTGCATTAATAAAAGTGGTGTAAAAAAGAGCAAATCTTATCTTATGAATTATTTCATGCCAATTATCATGGCTTTTTTTATCATCATATTCAGTATCATACTCAGTATCATTTTCTTCTACAGCATTACCATCTTTTTTTATAGCAGCAGCAAATGGATACCCATAGGTTTTTTTATTTAACCAATAAAGACACTTTAAAGAATAAGTTGCAATGCAAAAATCACAAGACCACTTTTCTTCAGAAGACATCCCATGGTCTTTGAAAAATCTACGAAAAAAATAAGTAAATTCATCTACAATATTTTCATAAAAAAACTTGCTAAAAATGTTGAAATTATGGTCTTTGAAAAAAATCTTTATTCTCCATTTATAGTATTTGAAATAATTCATAATTAATTACCTGCCTTAAAATTATAAATTGGTTTAATAAAATCAATAATATCAACTGTTTCCTTAATATTATCTATAATAACATCTTTACTTTTATAAGCTTCGGGTGCTTCATCTAAAGTATTTTTATTTGCTATAGTAGTAAAAATATTTGCTTCTTTCATTTCTTCTTCAAAAGCTTCTTCAGACAAAGTTTTCATTGCTTTTGTTCTTGTTAAAATTCTTCCTGCTCCATGCGGTGCTGAATAATTAAACTTTTTACAACTTTTGCCAATACAAAAAGCAATGCCATCTTTCATATTAAATGGAATAACTAATTTTTCTCCTTCTAATGCAGATACAGCCCCTTTTCTAATAATGTTGTCTTTCCCTATGTAATTATGTATTGTGTTAATAGAATCATAATAAGTGTTTGGACAATCTAAAAATTTATAAATCTTTTGAAACATAGTAAATCTATTGCAAAGTGCGTATTCAATAGCATAATTTTGCATTTCCAAATATTCTTTCCCATCATCACTTTCAGCTAATAGAAATTCTAAATCTTTAAATTTGTCTTCTATAAAATATTTCTTTAAATTTTCTTTAGCTTTATTTTGATAATAAGTAGCAATTTTTAATCCAAAATTTCTAGAGCCAGAATGAATAGTAAGCCAAACCATGTCTTTACTATCTTTTCCTAACTCTATAAAATGATTTCCTCCTCCAAGGCTTCCAATCGACAATAAACACTTTTCAAAATCAGCTCCAATTTTATCTGCATATTTTTTTAATTTAGAAATATCAATAGAAAAATTGTTTTCATCTAAAATCTTTTTATTGATACCGCTACCATAAGGAATTTCATTTTTTATAAAATTATCAAGCTTTTCTAAATTAATATCTATTTTTCCTAGACAAACGGACAACATTCCACAACCAATATCTACACCAACTATATTTGGTATAATATAGTTATTAAGAGGCATAGTAAAACCAATTACTGAACCTTTACCAGCATGACAATCTGGCATAATAGCAATATAACCCTTAGAAAATACTGGATTATTTAAAAAACCAATAATTTGAGTTTTTGTAGCATCATCAATGGTGTCAATAAAAACATTTGCAGAGTTATATTTGCCATTTAAAATTATCATTATTTTTCCTTTTAGAAATATTATAAATTATTTATTTTATTTTGTCAAGTATCTTTTACCCAATAATCATATACCATGTCTGGGCATCTACTTTCAGACAAAAATCTATTAAATAATAAATTATATTTTATTGGATCAAGCCGTGTTATATCAAGACAAAAAGCAACTAAAGAGCCACCAGCACTTCCACGTGCCGTTCCTCTAGAAATATTTTCTTTTTTTGCATATTCCATAATATCAGCAAGAAGCAAAAAATAACTTGCAAATCCTTTTTTTAAAAGAATACTTAATTCTTTTTCAAGCCGCTCTCTATATTCTTTTGGACAATCTTCATAAGTATTTACCTTAAAATAACTTATTAATCCTTTCTTTGCTTTTATGATTAAATTTTCATTATCATTGTTTGTAATTTTTGGCAAATAAGCCTTTTTTCTCACTGGAAAATTAAAATTAGTTTTTGATGCAATAAAATCAGTTGTATCTGCCCATTTTATGATATCAGCTTCTTTATAATTATAATTAAACTCTTTATTAAATTGCAAATAATCATCTAAAGAATGATAATATAAATTTTTACTTTCAAGCTGAAAGCCTAAATTATCTATAGTAGTTCCATCTCTAATTGCTATTGAAAGTGTTTGTATCTTATCCATTCCTTTTTCAGCATAATGAACATCTCCTGTAATAACTATAGGAACACCTTTTCTATTAGCAATATCAATAAGCCAATCATTATAAGTTTTTTGTCCATTTGACAAATTATCTCTTTCATCGTTCAATTCATTAAGTTGAACTTCGGCATAAAAATTATCCTTAAAAACAGATAAAAAATTATCAAATAAACTTTCAGCTTCAGTATATTTATTTTGTTTTAGCAGATTAGAAAAAGGTGAATTAAAACAAGCAGTTCCACAAAGCAAACCTTCAGAATATTGAAAAAGCTCATTAAAATCAATTCTTGGAACATAATAAAAATGCTTTTCATCTTTCATTGATAGATAATTTAAATAAAGCAAATTTTGATAACCAATATCATTTTTAACCAATAAAATAATATGATTGTCTTTAGAACGTTTTCTTTTATCATCTTGCATATAAATAAGCTGGTTATTAATATACATTTCAATACCAATTATTGGCTTTATACCAGCTTCTAAACTATATTTATAATGATAAAAGGAAGAATTAAGTCTTCCATGTTCAGTAACCGCCATTGCTGGATGATTAAAAGCTTTTGCTTTTATTAAATAATCTTTTATGGAAGAAACAGCATCAAGCAAACTTCCTTCCATTGAATGTAAATGTAGTTGTACCATACATACTATATAAACACATTTTTTATTTTTTGTCAAGTAATAATTAATTAAAATTTATTATAAAACTATTTCTAATTCAACCAGTACTTGTTTTGCTATCTCTTTTGCATGAGTTCTTAACATTTGGTAATCCTGATATTCCTGCGTCCCCGATTCCGCTAATTCATTATTAATCAGTGCAACTTCTGCATCGGGTGAATAAACATTGTGAATCAGTGCACTTACAAGCTCACCATAACTAGGATTATGATTCTCAAGCTCAATGTATTTATAGTTGTAAACATTTTTTGTTCCCTCCACATCTTCAATTTCTACTTGTTCAGTATCATAATCAATTTGCAATTTATTGTCAGAATAAGAGATTAAAGATGGTAAACTATCAGACATTCCAATTTTCATAAATACTCCTTATTTCTTATAACCAAGCCGAGCGCCAACAGCCCGACTACGATAAGCCGAAGAAGCACTACAACTCCAAAAAAAGCAGCCCGCAACAGACCCATAATCAGCAGCACCCCCAAGAAAACCAACCCGCCAACCAGTATTTTGTTGATAATAATCTGTAATATAATGGCTCGAATCAGCAGGTGAGCCAACTGTTAATGGTAAAAATCCGTAGAAGGTTTGCAATAGTGTTTTTTGCCAACCTTCTATATTACCTATTGTCCCGATTTGAGTATAATTTGCTGTTATATCATCAACAAAGTTAGCAGGATTATTACAAATGTAAACAATATTATTATTGATATTTATTCCATCTATCCATTTCCAAATATGTCCAAATGGATTTTCGATACCTCTATAAGATACATATTTTGTTTTTTCCGTTGCACTACTTGTACTTCCAGCAGTATTTCCAGTACCATTCCCTAGAGAAACTGAATTACCTGTTTTTGCTAAAGAACAGTAATTATTATAAGTAACCCAATCAGTAACATTTGTAATTCCTGCACCAATCTTGTTTTGTGAATTGAAACTACCAAATTCAATTAAATAAAGTAACTGAACAGCAGAAGCCATTGCAAAATCTTCCTGAAAGAAATTACTACCAATATTAGCAGCTATTTTTCTAGCATCGCTCCGTTTCAAATAACTAATTGGTGAGTAACCAACAACAGAACCAAGCTTATCACCAGTAGTAATAGTATAATCTCGTTGCACATCCACTGTTGCAGAAGAAGCAGATTCATCTACTATACTTTCATTTACAGTCAAAATTTGTGCAGAAACAGTAGCCACAGTGAAAGAGCCATTGTTGCTTGTAGTTCCGCTTACAGTTATTTTTTCACCAACCACAAAATTTTCAAATGGTGCCGTTAATGCAGTGCAAGTAATACTTTTGCTAGCGGCAGTAAAAGTCATTGCTTTTCCATCTACTCCATTGCCACCAACGTATATTCCAGCAGAAGTATCATAAAACACCCCTTCAAATGCACCAATATACGCAAACCTATCTGATATATCCACACCATCTTTCTTAAATAACCAGTGTAATTGAAAGCCTGGCAGTGGTAAACTGGATATTCGCCAATAATGTGTGGTACCAATATACTCATACTTGTAATAGAATTTCGGTATCTCTACCATCACCTGCCCATCAACACCAGTTAAATTTGACGCCGTAACACCATCTGCTTTTAATGCAGAATTAGTAGGATACAAATAGTAATTTACGGTACCATCAGTCTTTAACACGCATCGGCGCATCCCATTTTGTACTTCCAAATAATTAGGTGATGCCGCTGTCCTTCCAAGCCGTGTGTAAGTATCATTGGATTCATTCCATGCAATGCCATCATAGAGCAAATTATAGGTACCCGCATTGATTGCATCGGCATAGATTTTCTGCACACGGGCATAATTTGAACCATCAGCAATGTTATCAAAAGTTGCTTGTCCTATTGTTGGAGCAAGCGAATAGCCGCCAGTGGTAAGTAAAGCTGCCATTTCTACACCAGTTGCTTTTGGTACTTTTGTTGCATCTTGTATACCAGTTGTTGCAAACTGTATTAATCCTTTATTAGTAGTAGTGGCATTGCCAATACTATTTTTTAAATCTAAAAAAGTAGTTTCTTTTGTTGAATTTGCTATACTATCATAAATTGGCAACTTATCACCATTGTCTAAAATTGTTTTTTCTGTGCCAGTAGAAATCAAACTTCCCAATTTATTTCATAAAGCACTCCAAATTGTGCTAACTTTTATTTTCTTTACTCCTGATAAAGTAGCATCTTGTTGAATAGCAACAACATCGGTGTCATTAACATTTGTTGCTTCATTTGGAATATCATTAAATCCTTTACTTGCCATGTTTACCTCTATAATTTCTCAATTAACTTTACTATAAAAAACTAAAAAGACACTACTGTTTTCTATACTAACATTAATTCATTATAAAATATTTTAATAAACAAAGTGGTAAAGTTAACTATTGGAGAAACATTATTTTATGGATAAAATAGTTTTAACAGAATCATTAGACTTTGAAAAAGATATAAATACATATAATTCATGGATTGCAGCAAAAAAAACTTTAGATGATTTAAAAATAAAAGACAAACAACAATTTGAATCATTAAAAAATATTTTGAATAAAGAAAAAAGCTTAAAATATTTAGATAAATTTGATAATTCAACAAATTTAAAGAAAGCATTTAATGTAATTTTTTACAATGCAAGTTTAAAAAACAAAATAGCAAAAAATCCATCTGGAATAGAAGAAAAAAATATTCCAACAAAAGCAAGAACAATAGCAAAAGAATTTGGATTTAATATTCCAGCGGGAAGCGATAATTCACAATATAAAGAAGAATATACCAAACTATTATCACAAAGAACAATTAAACAACAAGAAGCCAAAGAGCAAACAGAAAAACAATTTCAAGAACCTCAACAAAAACAACAAGAAAAAATAAAAAAGCAAGCTAAGCAAACAATAAAAAAACCAGCAAAAAATGAAGAAAATTATGAAGATGATGATGACAATTATGATTATTCTTATGAATCTGAAGAAAATGAAGACAAACCAAGCAAAGCAAGAACAACCTCTAATAGAGAATATAACAATTACTACATTGCAAAAAGTCCAAAAGAAATAGCACAAAAAATAACTTTATTAATAACACCAGAAATAAAAAATACACAACAAGAAATTGAAGCATTAAATAAAAATCATAAAATAAGCCCAGCAGAAAAAGCAAGAAAAACACAATTATTACTTTCAAAAAAAACAGATTTAAATAAAATATTACAATATTATAAAGATATTGCATTAAAGCAAGAAAAAGGATTTTCAGTTTATCCAACAGAACACTCAAAAATAAAAGCATTAACAAAAGCACAAATACAATATGATAAAGCAAAGGCAAACCTTGACAAAATAAATAATCAATATGCTTCAAAAGCAATTGGAAGTTATGCCGCTATAGGGTTAAGGTCTGCCGCTGCTAAAGCAAAAGATACTTATGAAAAGCTTAATAAAAAATTAAATGAGCCTGATGAAGCAAGCGATATAACAAAAAGAGCTGTTAATATTGCTGGGAGTACTATTAAAAGAGTAAAAAACAATATTAATGATAAAATGAAAGCAATGGCTGAAAAAGCAGAACAACAAGGACAAGCTAATCAACAGCAAGCTCAAGCTCAAGAAAAAGCTAAAGCCAGTCAACAACAAACTCAGCCAAAAGCTAAAGTTAATAAACCAAAAGTTCAACCACAGCAAACTGCTCAAGAGCAACCAGTTGCACAGCCACAGCCACAAGTTCAGCCACAGCCACAGCCAATTGCACAGCCACAACCAACTGTACAGCCACAAGCTCCACAACAGCCACAGCCAAAAGCTAGCTGGTTCTCAAAGATAAAAAATAGAATTAAATAATAACTTTAGAAAAAGTATTGTCTTCTAGGACAATTTCTATTTTATCAGTAAATCTCTCCTTTAATTCTTCTCTATGAGAAACAATAAAAATGGTATTATCTTTTGCCATTCCATTAATTACATCAACAACAGCATCAAAACCATCATTATCAATATGCTTATCAAGCAATTCATCCATAACAATTAAATTTGTATCATTTGAAAAAAATACTTTTACAAGATTAAACAAAGCAAAAGAAGTTGCTATATCAACTCGTGTTTTTTGTCCAGAAGAAAAACTATTAAAAGTAACCTTCATTTTATCAAATTCTATTGTTTCATTCAAGTCCTTGTCAAGAAAAACCTTTATATCTTTTTCAAAAAAGAAAGGAAGATAGAAATTTAAAGTTTCATTAAATACATCAATCATTTTGTTTATAAAATATTTTTTGAAACCACTTTCCTTATTGGAAAATATTGTTGACAAAACTTGATAATACATCATTGTTTCTTTTAACTGATTCAATAAATTATTTTTTTCGTTAACTTGCTCCTTATATTCTTTAAGCTTTTTTTCATTGTTTTCTATAAAATTTTTATCAAAAATGGTCTTTGCCGATTTGTCAATTACTTTATTTTTATTTTCTAATTCTGTTATACTATTTTTGCATTCAGCTATAATGTTTTGTAGATTTATTAAAAAGTCTTTATTGTATTGAGAAATGGAAGTTTTTACCAATTGATTTTCTAATTTTGTTATTTTATCATTTATTTCATTATTGAACTTGTTGCTTCCATCTAACTCTTTTTCTTTTATTGCTTTTTCTTGAACAAATTTTGATAGTTTATTTTGATATTCTTGTATCGATTCTTCTGTAAAAGATGTTTGATTTTTTTGGTTTTTTAAGGTTGTAATTTGATTATCTAAATCTTTAATTTCTGCATTTATTTTTTCATTGTTTGCATTTGCTTCATCAATTTTATCTTGTAATGCTTTTAGTTCTTTGTCAATTGACTCAATTTCTTTTTGCTTTGTTTCAAGTAATTCTTTGTTTTTTTCTTTTTCAAGTAATTGCCCACAGGCGTAACATCGATTGTTTTTAATTGATTCTAATTCTTTGTTTGCTTTTTCTTTATTGCTTTGTAGCTTTTTTAGTTGATTGCTTGTTTGATCTGTGCTAATTAAACTATAATAAATTGTGTTTTTGGTGTTTGTAAGTTCTAAAATTTTTGTATCAATTTCTTTATTTTTTTTAACGCTTTCGATTTCTTTTTGAATGTCTATTTTAGATAAGTTTTCTATGCTAGTTTGCAAAAATGCTATATTGCTTTTTATACTTTCTATGTTAATAAGTTTTCTTTTTTCTTCTTCGATTGCGTTTCTTATTTCTTTATTTTTTTCTTCTGTTTCAATATTTGAAAGTTCGGTTGTAATATCGATTGAACTATATTCTTCAATTTTGCTTTTAAGCTTTTCGATTTCTTGCTCGTTAGATTTTTTCTCTTCTTTAAATTCTAATAATTTTGCTTTAACGCCATCAAGATAGGCTTCATTTGCTTCTTTAATAGAATTAAACGATGCTTCAAGCATTCCCTTTTCACTTTCTTCATAAGAAATTTTTTCATTAAGTTCTTGTATTTTTTTCTTATTTAACTCATATAAAACAGAAACCTCCTTTAGAGACAAAATACTTTCAAAAATCTTCAATCTATCGTTTGGCTTTGCCTGAAAGAAAGAAGAATAAAAATCAGTTGAAAAAATAATTGAATTAACAAAAGCCTGATATGGTATTTGAATAATATCTTGAATTAGTTGCTGTGTATCTTGTATATTCTTAAGAGAAATATTTTCATCATTCTTAAACAAATACAAAGCATTACCGTGTGTTTCATGATTTCTATATCTAAAAACAGAATATTCAACACCATTAATAGAAAAAATAACATTGACTTTGCAATTCTTTTTTGTATATCGATTAACTACATCATCAACACTATCTTGAGAAGTTTTACCATAAAGGCACCAAATAATTGCTTCAAAAATAGTTGATTTTCCAGCACCATTATTTGCTACTATTAATTTTATCCCTTCATGATTAAGTGGAATAGTTTGTTCAAAGTCTGGATATGATTTAAAGTTTTTCAAGCTTACTGATATAAAATTCATTTAAAGTTCCTTTATCAATTCATCAAAATAAGAAATTAATTTTTCATTGTCAATCTTTTCCAACCCTAAGCTTCTTAAATATTCCCTAAGAGAAGAAATAACTGAACCATTTTCATCAATGTTTAAATTCTTTTTTGCATCCAAAAGAATATCTTCATTTTGTTTCTTAAAATATGATTTAACTTCAATGGCGCCCTTATCATAAAGTATATGCTTTAATTTAATAAAGTTTTCTACTTTATTAGTAATTTCAACTTGTACAAATTTATTCTTATAATCATATTTTAAAAAGTCTTCTGCTTTAATAGTCAAAAAAGTTGGAGCCTCATTATATTCAACAAACTGATAAGAATCTTTATCAAGTACAAGAAATCCTTTTTGCTGGCCTTCTTCTCCAAAATTATGCTGAAAAGGAGAACCTACATATACAATATTTTTCTTTTCTTGATGTCTATGGAAATGACCAGAAACAACCAAATCATAATTAGAAAACAAATCAGTTGACATTCCATTCTTTTGATCAGCTTCATAGCCATTATCAAATTGAAAATCTGCTATACTAAGATGCGTTAATAAAACTTTACTTTTGTTGGGAATTTTTGTTTCATCTTTTGTATAAGATAGCAAATCATATTGAAAATTATCTATTGTTAAAGTGGCACTATCTTTTATAACGGTGCCAAAAGGAGCAAATGTTTCCACAATACTATCATTATAATCATTGAAAATATCATGATTTCCTAATATAAAATATAGTTCAAAACCCTTTTCCTTTAACTCCATTAATTTTAAGAAAAATGGCACAAATACTTCATTTCTAATTTTTGATGCTTTCTCAAAAACATCACCACCAAAAATTATTGTTTTTATTTTATACTGAGTAGCATATTCTTCCAGTTTTGACAAGTAGTTGATTGTTATATCAACCCAAATGTCTCTATCAATATGCAAATCATTCGTAAAAATTATCATTCCTACTCCTTAAAGTTATTACTTAACATGAGTAGAATACACTACTTTTTTATTATTGTCAAGTAGTTTTTTAATTGAAAAATTGTCTTTTGACAATTTTTCTTAAAATAGTAAGTAGTATTATTTATAGTATTATTAACTGGACATCTGTAGGCTATAACTTCCCAGAATTGTCCACTCGGTATTTTAAAATATCTTCAATATGAAGCACACCAATAGGTAATATATCAAAAAGATTATATTTATAAATTAATTCAATTTGTATTTTGGAGTTTTTCTTACAGTCAGCTAAAGGAAGCGGTCTCAAATTTTTTATATTCCAGCACTTTAAAAATTCATTGCTTCTTAAAGTATTGTACTTAAAAAATTTCTTTGGTATGATAAAGCTAACTCCCCAATATATTCCATAATTATTCCAATTCATTTTTTCATCAAATTGACTTTCTAAATGATGTTTTAATTCCTCTAAAGAAATATTTATTACTTTTTCCCAAATTCCATGAGTATTATGTTTAATACTTCGTATCATTGAAAGTTTAACATAAAAATCAAACTTTTTTTTATTTGAAGAAGTTGCATTATTTTTATTTCTACATTTCTTACAGATATAATAAAGCCCATCTTTGCTATGTTTATTTTTATGAAATTCACTTTCATCTTTTTCAATACCACATTTATAACATTTTTTCATATACTTAACTTTTATAAAAAACAAAAAACTATTAACTCTAATTTATTTATTTTAAAAAACAGCATTTTTATTAAAAGCTAATATTGAAAGGAGAATAAAAATGGCTCAATTAGTTTTATCAGATTCCAGAACATTAACAATGGAACCTTTGAGAAAAAATAGATGGCTTATGCAATTTCAAAAAATTCCTAATGCCGCTAACGATACAAACAATGAATTATCTTTTGTCGCTTTAACTTCTGGTGTGCCAGAATTGACGCTTGAGGCTAAGGAATACCACCGCTTAAATGAAAGATTCTATATGAATAGCAAGCCAAGCTGGAATGAACTTCCAATGACTTTTTATGATTTCATATCAGGAACAAATTCAGCGGCTGATATTCTTTATAAGTGGATGACCTTATTGTATAATCCGCTTACTGGTGCTATGGCATATAAATCGCAATTTACTACAACTGGAACATTAGCAATGTTAGACCCAGAAGGAGCACCTGTAAGAATTTGGAACCTTTATCAAATGTGGCCAACTAAGGTAAACTGGGGTGAAGGTTTGGATGCAACATCTGATGACCCCAACATTATTTCTGTTACTTTTAGATATGATTTTGCTATTAAGCAAGACGATATTGACACTAATCCAAGAACCTAAAGTAATGATTTAATTGATTAAAAAAAGCAAGCATTTATTTGCTTGCTTTTTTATTACTTATAAATCAGGACAAAATTCTGTTTCTATAAATGGTTTTGGAAGATTCTTTTCTTTCTTTATTATACCTTTTCTAATCAAGTTTTCTCTACTATCATAAAATATTTTATCAACTAAAAAAGGATCAGAATTAAAATTAGTGTAAGAATAACAAGCATTATTTTCTTTTTCATCGCCTTGCTTTGTCGCCATTGAAAAATATTTTTCATCTTTTTCTGTTAAGCTATTACAAGGAGAACTATAATAATTTGAAAATTTTGCATCGTTAACTGCAATGGTATTAGAAAAATTTATATTAGCGGAATCATAATCATGGTTACAATTATAATCAATAACAGTTGAATTATAGTTTGGATAAGTTGATATGATATAATCTTTATTATAAATATATTCACATTTTAAATAGTAAAAAGCAAAACCTATTACTCCAATGTTTTTTTCATCTGCACCTAATTTATGCGAATATGATTCTTTTTTGTTAAAAGTAAATTTAAATTTTCTTATTGTTTGTAATGAAGTTCTCCATCCTTCAATTTTTAAATTATTTTTTGAATCAAGAACATATCCAACTTTGTTTCCTTTTAATGTAATTGGCTTGCCATTAATAACAGAAAGGCCATCAACAGTTACTGATGCAAGAATTGTATATATGGTATTGTTTTTTACCTCAATAACAAATTCTGTACCATCATGAGCTTCAATCCATTTGTTGCCATCTTCATCATAGTAAATTTTAATTGGTTTAAGATAGTTACCATCTTTTGCATAAATTAATATGCGTTCTTCAATTTGTTCCATTTTCTTTATCTCCTTGCCACCAAATGTGGACTTTATCGCTTCTCTCTATTTATATAAGGCTTATACTTTATAAATTTTAAAATTCCAATCAAAATCCCTTTTGTTGTTGTTTAAGTATCGCTTATATAAACAAAAATCCCAGTTAAAAATTTTATACTGGGAATATTTATTGTTTTCTTCAAGTTTATAAATTTTTTTATTTGAACATTTTTTTGCGTATTCTATTGCATTAAGCAAAGGCATCTTAAAAAGCTCTATTCGACCAAATCTAAAATATTTCATGCCGAACAGTTTATTTTTTTCTTTCATGCTTGCTTATATTTTCCTCTTTTATATTTTTTTATATTCAATATTTATTCACAATTATCTTTACATCATAAAAAAATACTAAGATTGTTTAAAACTATTTAGATAAAAATATATATTTATTTTACAATGAATTATTTGTTAAAACATATACTTTATTGCCACAATCCCATAATTTATCATAACCATTATTAAACATATTTTCACTTTCAGTCAAATTTTCATTAAAATTATCTAACTTATTTCTTAATTTATGCTTTTGAAATTCTATTCTTGAACCAGCAATAGCCTTATCTTTAACATAGACATAGTTTGGTGCACTATCATAGAGATAAGTAAAACCAGCATTTTTATAAATATCTCCATTAAACAATCTTTTATCACTATAAGTAATAATAGATTTTGGATTATACTTCTTTATAAAATAAGAAATCATTTTATTAAAGCCGCCTATGACTGAAGTATTTAATTTATTAGCAAAACGAATAAGCTCATATTCATAATTTTTATTAAACCGAGCTTTTGCCAATGTTATAACAGAAACTAATTCATTATTATAATAAAGCCCTATTTTTATAGAAGCTTTTCCATTGCCTTGAATATGATTCTTATTTAAGAAATTTTCACTTTCAAAACTATCTATTTCTTTTACAATACATTTTCTTGCAAAAATTTTATTTACATTATAATGAAGCTTTGCATTGATAATTGATTTTACAATACTTTTCTTTTCACTCCATTCATTTGAGCGAATAAAATATAATTGTATGCCTTTAGAAGCTGCATAATTTTGTTTATTCAAATGGTAATTTTTGTCTTTATTACCAAAATTTTCACTATGCCATGCTATGCCATCGTATTCAAATCCAATTTTTAATTCTGGCAAATAAATGTCAATTTCATATTTATTGTCAAGAAAGATTCTTTTGTTTCTTTCAATTTTTCCAGTATAAATTGACGCAATATAATCAGCTACTTCATCCTCACTAAAAGAACCGCCAATAGAACTATTTAAACATTTTGAACAATAAGGAAAATGTCCATCAATTACAAAAAAATCAAAAACAGTATTACAAGCTTTACATTTTAATTTAATTGGAGTTTCTAAGCAATCTATTGTATAATATTCGTTTAAGGTAGTTATTATCTCAAAGCTATCAGAAATTCTGTTTACTAAATTATAATAATTTTTTTCTTTTCTTATTTTAGCAATAGCTTCTTTATTTTTCTTTATTTTAAATGGATTATCAACACCATATTTCTCTAAATTAGTTTGCTTAATTTTATTTTTAACTTCTTGTGATTGAGAAGGCCATTGTGTACCATATTTTTCTAAACTTTTTTCATTTACTATTTTTTGAATTTTCTCTTTGTTTTTAAATGGATTATCAACACCATATTTTTCTAAATTAGTTTGCTTAATTCTATCCTGTATTTCTTTTAGCTGCATCTGGTTTTCAACACCATATTTCTCTAAATTAGTTTGCTTAATTCTATCTTGCACTTCTTTTAATTGAGCTATATTTTCAGCTCCATATTTTTTTAAAGTATTTTGTTTCTTTTTTTCTTTTATTTCTTCTAATTGTGATATATTCTCAATCCCATATTTTTTTAAATTATTTTGTTTTCTTTTACAATCGGTACATAAAAATTCTGTAAAATGTTTTTTGAGGACAGTATGTTCTTTCCCACACCTTTCACAATTAAAAGTAAGCCTATCAGTTATCTTTTGGAAACTGTTTAAGGCTTCTTCTTTTGTAGAATATTCTATATCATTTACTTTATACATCAGTTATTATTATATACTTTTTTTATTTTTTTGTCAATAAAAAAAGGCAAGCATTAAGCTTGCCTTTTCTATCGCTTAGATTTTAATTAAACACCATAGTTAAGAAGCGAAATTTTAGCATAGTTGTACTGACCACGTGGGCACATAGTCAAAGCATATCGGGTAAACATACCACGCACGCTATTAAAATCATCAGGATTGGTAATGACATTGGTCATCCAAGAAGTATAAGGACTATACACAACACCAGAACCATAAACAGTCTGCTCACTCTTATAGCCAAGCAAAATTTCATTTGCAGAAGCACCATAGCGGTTAGGATCAATAAACACTTGAAGCTTTCCACCAAGCAAGCCAGCGCTATTAATGGTAGCACCATTACCAGCAATCTCACCCTTCCAATCAGGAAGCATTTGAAGCAAAGCACCAACTTGAGGAGAAGTAACTGCCCATGTAGCAGCCCCTAACCTATTGTACTGTGCAATCTTCGCCTGCGCCATATAAATCTTTTGAGCAAGAGCTCTATGGCGATCAAGGAAGTTACCACTAGTATTATTGCCTGAACCAGCGGCATCATTTGTCCAGTCATGCAGGAAAGACAAATTAGAAATTACCCTATCAGAAATGAAAGAAATAATTTCACGGTCAATTTCATAGTTCATTTCCATAGAAGTAACCTTCACAAGCTCAGATTCAACATCAATCTTATGATAGGCTTGCATATCCTGTTCGGATTCCTTAGTCCAGCGAACCTTCACCTTTCGTTCGGTTGTGTTAACGCTTTGAGAAGCAATACTAAATTCCATTTCAGGAATCTTCTTAGAACCTTCCTGATCATACACTACATAAACCACAACAGTACTACCATCTGCGACAAGGCCATTCTTTAAATAAACATTACCAGTGCTAGCTTCATAAGCAACGTTACCAGTACCAGTAGCAAATGTCTTATCGGAGTTTAAAGTAGTAGCAACAGCCATCATTGTTGTCTTATTATAAACTTCAATTCGCTTTATAGAAAATTGAGTAGTATCAGTTCCTAAGAAATTTGTAACTGTAGAGCCAGTAGAAACTGTTGTTAAACCACTCATAGTTGCTTCAAATGGACCAAACTTCTCACTAGAATAGAAAACAGCATAGCCAGGCATTGCTTGCATTGGGTTAGCAGAATATTCATTCCCTTGAGTTATTTCACCCTTTGAATTAGAAAATTGATACAAAATGTAATAAATTATACCAGTTGGCGCAGTAAGGGGCTGAACAGAAACAATCTTATTTGCAATAAGCTCAGGGAACACACGTCGAATAACTGGGAACATAATCTTAGGAAGAACATTTGAACCAACAGCACTAGAAACAACTGGTGCTTCAGTCAAAACATCTTCATTAAGAATATTATTCTCAAGCCAATGGGGTTCCAACTGATCTTCCTTAACCATTTGCTGATAAGAATTTTCAAGTATCATACTTGTATCTAATTTTTCATTATATTCCAAGCCTTCAGTAATCCAATCCCACCTTTTAAGTAGTTCTTTTTCTCTAGCAAGCTTAGAATCTGTATTCATATATTCCATACTTTTTCCTCCATATTTTTTTATATTCAAAAATTACCTTTACCTATCGGTAAAAAATGCCTTATATCATTCGCTTAATAGCATTTCTAACGCTATTAACATCTTTATCTTCAGTCAAACCAGAAACGCCCTTATTGATGAAGCTTTCTTCTTTCATTTCTTCTCCATCCTCTTCTTCATCTTCTTCAGGCTTATGTTCCTTTTCTTCATCTTCTTCTGATTCCTTAGATTCATGCTTCTTATGGTCTTTCTTCCATTTCTTTAAAGCTTTCTTGTATTCGTCTTCATCATCAAAATCAGACTTCTTTGGTTTTACTGGCTCTTCTTCATCGTCTTCTTCAGCTTCCTCTTCATCACTGTCTTCATCTTTTGCTTCGTCTAAATCATCGTCATCCTCTTCTTCATCTTCGTCATCAAAATCAAAATCTTCATCATCCAAATCTTCATCATCGTCATCATCATAAACAGACTCAAGATTTTCAACGATATTATAGAATTGTTCAGTAACTTCTTCGGGACCACCCTCTTTAATTAAAGAAAGAATAAGCTTTTGGGTCTTTTCAGAATAAGGAGCAATCAAATTAGCAAGAGTCTTGGCACCTTCATCAAGTGTCCTTTCTTCCTCAAGCTCTTCAACTCTCTTCTTTAAAGAAGTAATAGTATCAGCATAAGTATTCTCATAGAAACTTTCACTGATAACAGGAGCAACTAATTCTTTTATTTTTTCAAGAACTTGAAGCTCTGGGTTGTTCTCCACCATTTCAGCTAAGACCTCTGCTTTCAATTCATCACGCATTTCATTAAGAGCAGTAATAAGCTTATTAGCATAATCTTCTTTAAGTTCTTCTTTGTATGCTATATTAGCTTCTTCAAGCTCTTCTATCTTAGCTTCCTTGGCTTTGTTTACTTCTTCCATTAAAGACGCATAAGTTTCTTCCTTCCAACTTTCTAGGGTTTCTCTAAGGAATTTTTCATCTTCAGGAGCTAAATCTTTATCAAGGATATTTTCCATACTTTTTCCTCCATGTATATTTTTAACGTTAGAATATATATTACTATATATTTACTTTATTATCTTTATAAGAAGCAAAAAAAGACCACTTTTACAAAAATTTTATTTTGTATTTTTTCTTATAAGCGCTTTTGTTTTTTCAAGTTCTTCTTTTTTTTCTTTTATTGCAGCGTTAACTAATTCTTTATTAACTTTAATAGTAAAAGATTCAAGCTTATCATAATAACCATTAACCCTAAAATCAGAAAAAGAAACATTAAATTTATCAAAATCTTCTTTTTTAAGTAAAGAAGTAACTTTATTGTTTTTATCAACCACAATAAAATCACCTAAAACAAAATATTTTCCATCCCTTTTTATTTTATAAATGTCTTTATATTTATCACAGAAATATATCTTTTGTTTTATATTTGGCAAATAATAAAATTTATTACCATTTTTTATAAAACGAGGTTGAACAATATAAAGCATTTTATATAGTTCAGTATCTTGTCGGTTATTATAATTTAAATTGTATTCTTTATTAAAAAGTCTATTGTAAAGGGATTGATAATATTTTTTAAAGAACTCAGGATCAATTTCTTTTTTTAAAGTTGATGCAATTACAGTAAAGCGTTCTTTTTTTTGCAGTTCTTCCATTTCATATCTATCATAATATTTATAAATAAAGAAAGGATTTTCTGTATTAAATAGTAAAAATTCGTTTATAGAAGATTTATTAATAACCTTAAAATAAAGAGCTACCATTGGTCTTTTACTGTTAAAAATTTTATATAAACTATTTAATGTTGAGTTTTGTGATGGCGCAAGAGGATTTACACTTTCTATTTGCTTCTTTAAGAAAGAATAAAGATTGCTAGAAACAAGTGTTCTTATTCCTGCTAAATTTTTTATTTCATAAAGTTTTACTGTATTAGAAGAAACTAAATAATCTTTTACTTCTTTTATTTCTCTAAAAATTGGTTTCTCTAATTCTTTTGGATTAAATATTTTACCTTTTAAAACTTCTGGCAAATTTTCTTTTGCTATAAAATTTTTATCATGCTTTATTACTTTACCATTCTCTTTTAATTCATAAATTGGAAAAAGTATTTTTCTTTTTTTCTTATCATAAATTTCTTCTTTTGAATCAATATAAAGAAATTTTTTATTTCCATTTTTTAATAGAAAAAACTTTATTAAATTTTTATAATTCTTATCACTTAAAACTGTTTCTAAATTAATATTAATTGCTTTATTAGAGCTGTTAATAACATTAATATTGATATGATATTGTTCAATTAAATCAAGAAACTGCTTTTTAGAAAGCTCTTCATATTTCCAAACAGTATCTAATTGCTTCTCTTCACCTTTTTCATTTTTAAATTTATCTAATAAATCAACAACAGAAACTCCTTTTTTATTTTTTATAGAGCTTAATACTCTCAAAGGAATATTCTTTAATACTTCATTAATTGAAACTGATTTATCTCTAAAATTTTTAAAAGATGGGCTTATATCACTTTCATATTCATAAGCATATCCCCAATCCATTTGATAAAGAATTTTTTTCTTTACATTCCTTATCATATAAAGTTTATTATTTTTTCTTGTATAGTCATTAAAATTAAAAGAACTAGCTGAAGTGCACCAATAGGCCTTTCCTAAACCTTTTATAGAAGACAAAGATTTAGCAGCAGCAAAAGTTTTTGGCACTACTACTTCCCATCCTTCTTCATCGGTTGGATAAATCACTTCATATTCATCATTTGACTTCATTTTTGCCATATCAATAAAAAGCCTATTAATTCTATTTTCAAATTCTTGATTAAAAGAATCAGTTAAATCTACTTCTTCAAACTTATCAAACAACTTTTTTACTTCTGGTTCTTTTGCTTTGCTTTTATTAATATTATTAAAATAAGTTTTTGTTGCATCTATTATTTGATTATCAATATACTGAAGATTATCAATATATTTTGCTTTGTTAAGTAAAAGAACTATTGCTTTAT